GGGGGGGGGGGTACGGCGACTGGCAGTATATTAGCAAATAACCTTACTTCCGGAGACTGGTCAGGTAATTTTAAGTTTGTGATCGGAACAAACCAGATTGGTAATGGAATTGCGATCACGAGTGAAAATCTTGCAGCATATGGAATTGAGATAACTGGAGATGTTGTGATTCCGGAATATGTGACGGATGATGATAATACAAGGCATGCGGTAACCAGCATTGGCGATTATGCATTCCGTGATTGTAATGAGATGACGAGTGTCGCGATCGCTGACTCCGTTACCGAAATTAGAACTGGAGCGTTTGTAAACTGTTCGAAGCTGTCGAAAGCAGCCGTTCCAAATTCTGTGAGATCAATAGGAAATAGTGCTTTCGATGGATGTACCAGTTTATCATCGATCTCATACAACGGGAACGAATATGATTTATCAAACATCGTACCTGCGTTTGTAGAAAATGGAGTATCGGTTGGTTCTCATGTATTTGAACATTCCTATAGTGCACAGGTGTACACCTGGTCTGAGAATAATTCTACATGCACAGCAACAAAAACATGTTCAGAGTGTCATGACGTTGTAACAGAAACAGCTGATGTTAGTACGAAAACGACAGATGCTACATGTACAAACGAAGGACTAAATACTTATACTGCAACTTTTAAGAATTCAGATTTTGAGACGCAGACAAAGACAAGCAAGATATCAGCGAAAGGTCATAAATCGGTGTCTGCAAACAACGCGGTTGCAGCAACCTGTACCACGGACGGTAAAGAATCTGATACGGTATGTTCAGTTTGTGGTGTAACACTGGCAACCGGAAAGACGATCGCGAAAACCGGACATAAATATGGAACACCAACTTATACTTGGTCTAAAGATGGAAAGACATGTATTGCGAAACGTGTGTGTGCAAACAATGGTACACATATTGAAACAGAGAACGGAACTATTACAAATAAAGTGAAAACACCGGCGACATACACAACAAAAGGAACTACAACTTATACAGCAACATTTAAGAATACTGCATTTAAAGCCCAAACGAAAGATATTCAGAATATTCCTGTATTAGAAAAGTTAACAGGTTCTGTTGTTTTATCAGCAACAAGCGGTACGATTAGTTATCCTGCAGCAGGATCTTTTACGGTTACAAGTAATAAAAGTAATGGAACTTTAAGTGTAAAATCATCTGATCCAAACGTAGCAACAGCTACGCTTGATGGAAATACTGTAACTGTAACGCCAGGAACGACTGCTGGATCTGCAATCATAACGGTAACAAGTGCAGCCACAACCAGTTACAAAGCAGCAAGTGCAACTTATAATGTTACTGTAAAATCAGGCACATTACCAATAACTGCAAAAGCATATTCAGGGACCTATGATGGAAATACACATTCAGCATCTGTAACTTCATCTGTATCTGGAGTTACTTTTAAATACGGAACAGTAAAAGGTACATATAATTTAACTTCAATGCCTACGTATACAAATGCAGGTACATATGTTGTTTACTATCAAGCAACAAAAGCTGGATACACAACATTTGAGGGCAGCGTTAAAACTGTTATTCAGAAAAAAGCGACAACAACATCATTAAGCAACGCGAATGGTGTTCTTTACGTCACGACAACAGGTAACGGCACAATTACTGCACAAAGTTCAGATTCTAATATTATTGAATCTGTAACAGTAAATGACAAGACAATAACATGTATGCCAAAGAAATACGGAAATGTGGGAACAGCGACTATTACTGTAACAGTTGGTGAAACCATGAATTATAAAGCATCAAGTGATACTTATAATGTTACGGTTAGTAGTCGATTGATTGCAGATAGCAGTCTAAGTTTTTGGCATCCAGATAATAAATTTGAATTTGGCTATTTAAACGGGTCAGGTCAATATGTTGTTGATGGAGGTTCTATGTGGCATTGTGTATCTCTTATTCCTATAACGACTTCTGGATATTATTATATTGTCGGTCGTACTGGTGGCGCTCCAAGATCTTGCTTATACAACGATGCATCTCGAAACAGTTTATATCAATCATTTGAAAGTTCAGATGGTTATTATACTTATATCCCAGCCGGTAAATATCTTGGATCTCTGCTTTTCCGAGACGAAGGTTTTAATGCATTAGATTTAAGATTTGTAACATTTTCAAAATAGTGAAGTGTTTAATAAGGAGTTCGATTCAATTCGAGCTCCTTATCTTTGCTTATAAAAAGGATTATATTATTCTGGATGAGAGTGATGTAGAATACAGATACGATATACTGATTGTTTGAATCAAGCGCACACACGACTATTGAACTACTAACGTTCAATAGTATAAAGATCCGGAGTGTGTTTGATAGACAACGAAGGGTTCTCTCGAAGCTAAAGGTTAGAACCCAGAGTTACGATATCTAACTGAATTGTTTCCAAGATAAGAAACAACCTCGGAAACAGTATTCAATTGATAAGGAGAGATTAGGTTCAAACCTCGAAGCTTTAGCTTCGTTATTTAAACCTAACTCTCCAAAGCAAGCACACTCCGGATCTTTAGATCCGTGAGCGCTTGATAGCCTGGATAACCTTTCGTGTTTAATCTTTGAATGCCGATATTACTTTGAAATGAGGCTTGAACAGAGTGTAATACTTCATTCCGCGCTCGTTTCCATATTCTTTGATAACTGCAGCGCGCATACTATTGAGATTCTTCGTTTTGTCTTTGTTACGGTCAAGAAACTCAACAAAATCACCAGGGTTTTCGACCTCGGCGTTTTCGAAAATAATATCAGAGAATCGTTTCATTTTATCTTGCCGTTTATACGTTTTCACATTTAGAGGATAAGTTTTACTTTTGATGACTTTATATATTTGTGAAGCATGAGGTTGTCCATATACACGCATCAATGTTTCATGGATTGCTGTCAGATTGTTACGACCTAAGCAATTTATGAATGTATCGACTTGTTCCTTATTGAAATCGTATTTATTGTTTGATGAGTCCGTTTTTCTTACAATCAATTTCTGATTGACTGTTTTTATTTCAGCCGGAACCGATTCAGTCGATTTCTTTTCGGATGGAACAGATTGAACAGGAACCGAAGTAATTGGAATTGATTCAACAGGAATTTGAGTTGATGTGTTCGAATTGTTTAATTCCAAATTGATAGGTTCCGACTTAACTTGTTCCAGTTCATTCGAAATCGATTCATTTTGTTCTAAATCGGTCCGGTCTTGTTGTTTACGGAAAAGAAACTGATCATATAATTGCTTACAATGAGCTACATCGAGTCGTTTGACTGTAATGTTCCGATTATTCCAGAACTTTACAACACAATCGAATCCGTTATCGTTACTCATGATAATGAATTCGTCATCAGAATCCTGATTATCGCACATCAGATATCCAAGATAGGATACTAATTGAAAATCAAGACCGTTAGGACCGGTGTAACACTTTTTAAATTGAATCTGATGTGTCTGTTCAACAATTCGAACTAAGGATGTGTATGACATATGTGGTGATTTGTCGGTGTAAAAAACAATAATATCATCAGTCATCTCTGTAAACTCTAATAACATAAGCCAGTTGTCGTTTACGTTTTCACTGTCTACTAAATAATGTCTCATTTGTTTACCAATTCATCCAGGCATGATAATCGTATCATAATATCTGATGTTTTGCATTATATTTCGTTTCCATCGAGCTAATACATCTGTTTTGTGTATCTTTTTTTCGTTATCATTGTGGCGGATTGCATACGCTGCATGGCGATAAGCCCATAGCTTTTGCTTCGTCCAATGTTACTTCACGATCGCTCTTTAAATAGCGGCACCCAGCGTTATGATACTTACTGCCTGTATCAGTAATATGTACAATCACAGAGCCATTGCTTGTGGTATCCGCTGGCGTTGGTGCCGGAGGTTCCTGTACTGTTGTATTGTTATCCGTTTGTGCGGGTGCTGGAGTAGCAGCCTGTGTTTCGTTTGATGCACTTCCTGAATTCGTATTATTGCTGCCTGATGATGCACCCTTACTGCTTGATTTCTTTGTGTCTGAGTTTTTGGTAGTCTGTTCCGGAGTTGTTCCGTCTAATGCACTGTCTCCGGTTGCATAGTCAATTGTGATGCCAGGCTGTACATTATAGCAGTAGACATTGAATAGGATTCCGTCTCCATTGTCTTCAACGGATTTAGCTTCCATCAGAACTCCACTTGCAACCAGATTGTTTCCATCAAACATAGGTGTGACACGATATAAGACATGGTTATTCGTTTCTTTCACATAGTCAGCTACCATGTTCTCAAATGGAAGCATTCCTTCTGTATTTAAGTATCGTGTTCCGGTAATCAGGTTCTTTGTATTCGCATTTTCAGCAGATAACTGATATCCGATCAAATGACAACGGTTATAAAGATATTTTCCGCTCACAATATCATATTTTACAGTATGCCATCCACTAGGCTTGACCTGACCGATTGTTCCTCTTTCTTCCGTTGGCATGATCTCGGTACAAACATTAGCATAAGCTACACCGCAGCGACCAAGAGTATCAAGACTGCTGTAGTTTTCAAAAGCAGTTGTCTTCATTTCGTTATTGGTAAAGAATGGCACATTATTGTTTACTGCAACATAAGGACTGCCAGAGTATGCCGGAATATCTGATAACGAAACTGACATAGCAGTGCTTGTTGTATTCTTGCTGGTTGTAGTTTTCTGATCCTTGATTGCTGTTTCAGAAGCTGTCGTCTTGTTTTCGGCTGTGGAAGTCTCCGTTTCTGCTTCTGTTGCAATTTCAGTTTCAGTCTCGGTTATAGCTTCTTCTGTATCTTCCGTTCTTTCCGTACTAATGATTTCTATCGTTTCAGTTTCGGTTGATTCAATACTGATAACTTCGGTCGGTTCTATGTTTGCGACTTCTGTGGTACTGGTGTTAGAAGTCGGCGCTATCAAGCATGCGATAATGAACGCAACCAACAATGATGTACCCTTAATCCATTTTGGTTTGCTACCAAGCAGATCCTTCCATAAATCATCAACTTTTGAGATCGGAAGCAGCAAGATCGTCACTGCTACAAACAAGACCATTGCAAAACTTGGTATTGAAGCGATTGTCATGATTCCACAAATAAATACCAGAAACCACGATAGGTATCTGTGTTTCTTTGCTTTCTTCTCGGCTTCTTTTCGTTGTCGTTCTTCTTCGTATTTCTTTTGTCCGAACATATACATTTCCTCCCTATGTGATATGTAATTCTGTAAACATCATACCATATGTGTAATTAGAACAAAAATATTTATTTGTCTACTATTAACAAGGCTCACAATTTTGAAAACTCGTCATATTTTCTTATCTTGAGTTGTTGTAATCCTTATTCTTATGTTCCTGTTGTTCATTTGAGGTGTTAAGTATACGCGTTGCGATCATGCGTACCATATTTACCATATAACAATAACACCATACAAGGAGGAAAAATATGGTAAACGAAGGAAGATTGGTAAACGAAAAAAGACGTGCACTCGTAAATGATATCTATGAAAGATACACAACAGAGATCGAAAACAGTTTTGTTAACACAACAATTTGCGAAAACAATGACCTGAGATCCAAAAGGGTTACGGGTACAAAGCAGACAGATATTGTATTCGAACATATGGATTCCGTTTCAGCGGTAATGAAGTATGCAGGAGAGGATACAGCAATCTTGAATTTTGCAAATTACGAAACACCGGGCGGAGGCTTTCTGTACGGAGCAATGGCACAAGAGGAGGCATTATGTCTAGAAAGCACATTGTATCCAGTAATTAGTAACCATGAATTCTATTACAAAGAGAACAGACAGTCATTAAATTATGTTGGGGTTCTGTATAGTAATCGTGCATTATGGTCACCAGGTATTGTCTTTTTCAGAGATGGAAAAGAAAAGTATTGCGACGTCATTACATGTGCAGCACCGAATGCATCTGCATACTTATCAGCTGGTGGAAGCAAGGTCGTAAACGAAAAGGCATTATACGACCGTATTTGTTTCATTATTGATGAAGCTGTCAATAGAGGAACAAAAACATTGATTCTCGGAGCTTTTGGATGCGGTGTTTTTGGACAGAGTCCATATATACTTGGATACCTGTACCGTCAGCTTTTGCAGAAAGAATACAATGGGGTATTCGATCGTGTTGTATTTGCTGTTATTGACGAAGCGACATTAAATTGGCTGAGAGATGGATTTGAACAAGAATAGGAGGGATTCGTATGTTAGAAGCAAGTTCAGAAACAAGTAGACTTGAAGACCAGATAACAGACGAAGAGCTCGAGCGCAGAGAATCCGTTGCTGTTAAACTATTGAGATGCCGGAAACAGATGGCTTCCAATTATAGCAGCATCGAGACGATCTCGTTACAAAGTCCTGTTATCTATACGGATGATGCCTATGTCCAGAAGCAGATCGAAAAGGCGACAGAGTTAGAAGCAGACTTAGGATAACCAAGTGGAGGTCCATAACGGCTTCCACTATTCAAAAGGAAAGCGATTTCGAGAACGAGAAAACTAATAGACCAGGAATTTCCTGGTCTATTCTTTTTCAATGGGTTCACCAAAAGAGAAATGATCAAAGAGTTATACAACATGCATAGAAAACAGTACTCGGCGTGAAGGAAAAAAATAAATCATGACATCAATGAGGTGCTAACTGACTGCACGCCAAGAGGCGGCAGGTTTCAGTTAGACTATCTCTCGTCAGAGTTCCAGATCATCTATCTCAATATTTAATACGGAATCCTCCAAAAACGTCAGAAGGGACTCATACGTGTTTTCACACACTCCGTCAATCACTGCATCCAAACACGACTGCAGGTATTCCGAAAACTCAGGTCCTGGTTTTAACCCAAGATTGATTAAATCGTTTCCGTTAATCGCGAGATCTTTTAGAGAAAAAGCGGATTGTTGTTCTAAAACTGTATTCATAACCTGTTTAATATCTTCTGTTTTTGGATACCATGAAACGTTCTCTGGTCCATTTGGGTATACGTGATCGTCACGATCTGCCTGTTTCAAGATTAACCAATCTGATAAGAAATCAACTCCATATCGATTCAGCCAGCGTTTCACACATGGTTCTGTTGGAGTAATCTGGGTGTCATGAAACTTTATAAGCAATCGAATCTGTTCGGTTTCTTTTGCAGTACACCGGAAGTCGTTTGCTAATACTTCGGCTGCAATTTGTTCTGATACTTCTGGATGTCCATCAAAGCTATAATGACCTTTCTTGCTATTATATGCTTTTGTGGTTGGTTTTCCGATATCGTGTAATAACGCAGCCATTTTAATCGCAAACAAATCGGTATCACACAAATCGGTTACCGCAATCATGTGTTCATATACGTCGTGTTTATGATATGGGTTCTCCTGATCAAGACCGATGCATGGTTCGATTTCTGGAATAGCAGCTGCGATAACAGGAGTAAACTCCAGAAATGTCTTTCGAATCGGTTGTCCACATGTTAAAATCTTTTGAAATTCACTTGTAATTCGTTCTTTTGATACCTGTTGCAACATATTTCGGTTCCGAATGATTGCTTCTTTTGTTTCTGGCTCGATTGTAAGATTATATTTAATCGCGAATCGTAGAGCCCGCATAATTCGAAGCCCATCTTCTTGGAACCGTTCATTTGCATTACCTACAGCTCGCAAAATACCGTTTTCCAAATCCATAAGACCTCCAAACGGATCAATGAGCTTATCTTCAGATACATCGTAAGCCATTGCGTTGATTGTAAAGTCGCGTCTCGCAAGATCGTATTCAATATTAGAAACAAATTTAACAGAATCCGGATGTCTGCCATCTGAATAATCTGTTTCACCTCTGAATGTTGTTACTTCGTACTCGGTCCCGTCTACTAATGCAACAACTGTTCCATATTCGATTCCTTTTGGAATAACTGGATATTTTGTAGACAATACTTTCATTGCAATATCTGGAGTGAGATCGGAACAGATATCGTAGTCGTGAGGCTCTAAATGCATAAACATATCGCGTACGCAGCCACCAACAAGATACGCTTTTGATGATTTTGTATGCAGCAGTTCTAAGATGTCGATTACTGGTTGTGGAATATTAACATTATCCATATACATATCCTCCTTGTATATTATTCGTATTTTTCTAATCAACTACTCCGGACTCTGCTGAATAGTACCGTCTTTTTGTCATGACTGAACAGACAGTATCGGCATTGACATCTAAGTTTACCGATGTTTTAAGCCCAAAGTAATTGACAATCTACTTGTCTACTATTAACAAGGCTCACAATTTTGAAAACTCGTCATATTTTCTTATCTTGAGCAGAATGGCGTTTTCATCACGGTCATTGAATGGTCGATGATGCCAACTTAGTTATTCTAATACAAATACAACATCATACAAAGTTTCTGACGAGTTTCCCAGATTGTGAGCCTTGTTAGATATAAAAACAAAGTCACATAAGGAGTAAATGTATTATGAATTCATTGTTAAACGTATGGATAAATGGTATGGCAGCTGTAATAGCAGACAAAGATTTGTTTATATTTGCAATCGTTATGGAAGTTATAGGAATCATATCGTGTCATGATTTATATGCTGGAAGTGGAGTTGAAGATATACCTTTTATATTTATTTCGCTCGCAGTTGGTTTCTTATGGATAATTACATTTCTGTCGTTATTATTATAACTAGGAATTGTTAGCCTAAGAAGATTTCGCACATATTTAACACAAAACGAAGAAGGCGAAAGGAGAGAGAGACTATGGAACACACACACAATGGATTTTATGAAGAACTGGATGAGTTGCAAAAAGATGGTGCAGATGATTTTGGATTCCTTGAGAATATTTGTGCTTGGTCTTTTTTTTGTATAGGTTTCAAGAACTCTGACATATTTACAGAACATTTGTTATTTCTTGTATATATATAGCACATATTTAGAGTAAATCTATTAATGATTAATCGAGGAGGAACAAAATATGAGTAAAAGAAGTAAATTAATAGTGAGCAAATTAGCAGCAGCAATCGTTATAATATTGATTTTTGTTGGTTGTTGCGGATTAAGTTTGATTGTAACTTGTGGGATTGTTAAGCTGATTACAATGTGTTTTGGACTGACATTTAAGTGGTCAACTGCCATTGGTATTTGGCTTATACTTTGTCTTTTAAAAGGTTCATTTAACGGTTCGCAAAAGAATTAAAACGTAATGGCGTGTACGAAGAACTTTGCGAACATGTCAGACAGAGAGGTCTGAAAAAAGAAATCCGTAAACAAATAGAAGAGACTGACTATTAAGTTAGTCTCTTTTGTTTCCGGCATTTTGTATGCTATTCGCAAAACCCATATTTAGGATAACAAATTAAACGCATACGAAAAAGGAGGAAACGAAAATATGACACAAAATGAATTAAACAAGATCATCGAGAATCATCAGCATTATCTCAATAAGGATATCGATGGATGGGAATCCATGAGAGCAGATTTATCAGATAAGAATTTGAGCGGCTTGAATCTTAAAAATGCGAATCTTAGAGAGGCGAATTTTAGAAATGCGAATCTTAGCAATTCGAATCTTGGAGATGCGAATCTTAACAATGCGGATCTTGCATATGCGGATCTTAGAAAGGCGGATCTTAAAAAGGCAGATCTTAGAAAGGCGGTTCTTAGAAAGGCGGATCTTAGAAAGGCGGATCTTAGTAGAGCGGATCTTAGAGATGCAGATCTTAGCGAAGCAAATTTGTACAGAGCATTTTGTTTGCATACAAATTTGTGCAGAGTAGATCTTAGCAATGCGTACCTTAGAGATGCGGATTTGTACAGTGCGGTTTGTGGTGATACAAATCTGTACGGAGTGGATCTTAGAGGCGCGGATCTTAGAGAAGCGAATCTATTAAGAGCAGATCTCAGAAAGGCGGATCTTAGAGAGGCAAATCTTAGAAATGCATACCTGTCCGGAACCGATCTCAGTGAAAATGCAAAAATCGATTACCCGATTACATGCCCGGAAACTGGCTCATTTATTGGTTATAAGAAAGCAATCTACGGATATATCGTAAAGCTTCAGATCTGTGAAGATGCAAAACGATCATCTGCAACAACAAAGAAATGCAGGTGTAGTAAAGCTTTAGTCTTAGCAATCGAAAATATGGACGGATCTGATAGCGGATTACAAGAAATAGAATCGCATTTTGATCCTTGCTTTATTTATCGCGTTGGAGAAATTGCAGAAGTATATAATTTTGATGATAATCGATGGAACGAATGTGCACCAGGTATTCATTTCTTTATGGATAGACAAAATGCAGTTGAATATTAAAAGCAAATTAAAGAGATGACCGTTATGGTTGTCTCTTTTAGTTTCCGGTTTGTTTTGTATGTAATTGCTTCAGTCCATATTTAGGATAACAAATTAAAAGCATATGAAAAAGGAGGAAACAAAATATGACACAAAATGAATTAAACAAGATCATAGAGAACCATCAGCATTATCTCAATGAGGATATCGATGGATGGGAATCCATGAGAGCAGATTTATCATATAAGAATCTGAACGGATTGTATCTTAGCAATGCGAACCTGTACGGAGCGAATCTTAACAATGCGAATCTTAGAAAGGCACATCTTAAAAATGCGGATCTTAGCAATGCGGATCTTAGCAATGCGAATCTTAACAATGCGAATCTTAGAAAGGCACATCTTAGAAATGCAAATCTTAGCAGTGCGGATCTTAACGATGCGGATCTTATCCATGCGGATCTTAGAGAGTCAAATCTTAGCAATGCGGACTTTAGAAATGCGGATCTTATCAACGCGAATCTTGCATATACGGACATTAGAAGTGCGGATCTTAGAATGGCGAATCTTAGAAAGGCGAATCTTAGAGAAGCGAATCTTAGCAATGCGAATCTTAAAAATGCGAATCTTAACAATGTAAATCTTAGAGAGGCGAATTTGTACGGAGCAAATCTTAGCTATGCGGATCTTAACAATTCGGCTCTTAACAATGCAGATCTTAGAGAGGCTAATTTGTACAGAGCGTTTTGTTGTTATACAAATTTGTGCGGAGTGGATCTCAGAAATGCTGATCTTAGTGAGGCAGATATGTACGGAGCGAATCTTAGGGATACGAATCTATTCGGAGTAAATCTTAAAAATACAAATATAGTCTGTGCAGTGATCAGTGAAGACACAAAAATCGATTATCCGATTGCATGTCCGGAAACTGGCTCATTCATTGGTTATAAAAAAGCATGCTATAGATATATTGTAAAGCTTCAGATCTGTGAAGATGCGAAACGATCATCTGCAACAACAAAGAAATGCAGGTGTAGTAAAGCTTTGGTATTGGCTATCGAGAACATAGACGGATCTGATAGTGGGTTACAGAAAATAGCCTCGAAATTTGATCCTTGTTTTATTTACCGCATTGGAGAAATTGCAGAAGTACCTAACTTTGATGATAATCGATGGCATGAGTGTGCACCTGGTATCCATTTCTTTATGGATAGACAGGATGCAGTTGAATATGGATTTTAAAAACATATCAAAGAGATAACCGTCGTGGTTGTCTCTTTTTGTTTCCGGTTTGTTTTGTATGCGATTGTTTCAGTCCATATTTAGGGTAACAGAACATAAGCATACGAAAAAGGAGGAAACGAAATATGACACAGGAACAATTAAACAAGATTATCGAGAACCATCAGCATTATCTTAATGAGGATATCGATGGATGGGAATCCATGAGAGCAGATTTATCATATAAGAATCTGAGTGGCTTGAATCTTAAAAATGCGAATCTGCACGAAGCAAAGCTTAGCAGTGCGAATCTTAGAGATGCGGATTTTAGAGAGGCAAATCTTAGCAATGCGGATCTTAGAAATGCGAACCTTAGAGAGGCGAATCTATTCAGAGCGAATCTTAAAGATGCGAATCTATTCGGAGTAAATCTTAAAAATGCAAATATAAGCTATGCAAAGATCAACGCAAACACAAAAATCGATTATCCGATCGCCTGTCCAGAAACAGGCTCATTTATTGGTTATAAGAAAGCAGGCTACGAATATATCGTAAAGCTTCAGATTTGTGGAGATGCGAAGAGGTCATCTGCAACAGCAAAGAAATGCAGGTGTAGTAAAGCATTGGTATTATCCATAGAGAATATAGACGGGTCTGATAGCGGATTACAAGAAATAGAATCGGATTTTGATTCTCGTTTTGTTTACCGCGTTGGAGAAATTGCAGAAGTATTTGATTTTGATGATAATCGATGGGATGAATGTGCGCCTGGTATTCATTTCTTTATGGACAGACAGGATGCAGTTGAATATGAACTTTAAAACACATTAAAGAGATAACCGTTATGGTTGTCTCTTTTTTTTTGTCCAGATAATAGAATTCCATGAGATTCAGTTTTTTATGATTGTTCAAACGGTAAATTCTTTTTCGTATTACTTTGTAACCCCGCGTACCATATTTAGGAATGTAAACAAATGCAATGATTCATGGAGCACAGGAAAAGAAGACGACAATGAAAGGACACCGAGTCACTAGCGACCTAATGAGGCGTGAACATCTGGGTGGACGGTCTGTGTAGAATATGAAACATGCGTTGTTACAATCATAAAATATCTTACCCAAAACGGAGGAAAACATTATGAAACTTATGGAAATCGTAAAACAGGCAGCAACAGCAGGTAGAGAGGTCGTTGGTATTGAAGTTACTATGAGTAATGATGACGCGTTATATCGTATTACAGAGTACGATGCGGAGTCAGGTGCTATCAAGGTCGCAAAGATCCTTGAGGACGGCACTACAGATTCCAACGAGATTGTATTAAGCGGCATTAACACAATGTTCGCACACTTCAAATACAATCCAAACCCGAAACCGACAGCAGACGCAGCAATCGTTGACGGGGATTTAGTGATCGATAACGGACCAACAGTATCCCTTGGCAGCATCAAAGCTCAGAAGGTACTTGGTGCGGTTCCTGGATTGGTAATCCTTGGAGTTGGAGAGCCAGAAGATGAGGAACTTGAGGTTTATACCTTCAATGCTCAGTTTTCTGCCGATCCGGACTTCGTTGGAACATTCAAGGACGCAGGATTCACAGTCCCAGCCAACACAAAGGCGGTTGTTATCGATGACCGCACTTACTTTATTGAAACGGTGATCACACCAGTTGAGATCAAAGATAAGGATGGCAAGGTAACAGATGTCAAAGAGATCTGCTCCAGCGATCTCATCCAGATCATGGCAACCGGTACTGGAGAAGATACAACCGTAAGAGGCGTATCATTCTTCGGAGATAACGGCAAGGTTATGGACTATGAGGATTTCTGCTACGAGGAAGATCTTGATGAGGATGACGAGGATTCTGAAGATGCTTACAATGCATACCTCAAAGAGTTCGGTGGCTCTGGTTCCGGATTTGCGGTTCCGATCGAGAGTGTCCGCATGGTAGAGCAGGCAGGTCGTAAAGATTTAGTTGTTGTAACCAAAGACACAATCGACGATGACGGATATCTTACAGATGAGGAACAGCCAACAATTCGCCTGTTCACAATGGACGGCAGAAAAGTTGGAACCTTCCTTGTAAACTCCATGGATGCGAAAGTATACCTTGGTGGATCTACAAAGAGTGCTCCTTCTGTAACTGTATTCGACAAAGACCAGATCTTTGTAAGAGCAGACAAATACGGTATGAAGATCTTAAAAGATCCGAAGATCGTCACCGCTCTGGAAGGTCACACAGTTTACTGCGGCAAGGAGTATGACGAAGAGACTAAAACTGCAACTTATTACTTCGGTGATGAGAAGCAGAACGTAGTCGGATTCTCATACAGAGAAACAGACAGAGGTCCTGTTATCAAACTGGTAACTGAGATCTAGTCTGGATTAAGTCTGTAAACAAAAACAATGAGAGTCAACCTTCGGGTTGGCTCTTTTTGTATGCGAACGTTCGATTCCATATTTAGGATAACAAAAACAAACGCATACGAAAAGGAGAAACCGAAATGAACAGATTATCAACTAACGAACTGAGACAGCTTATTAAGAAGTCAGGCATGACAACGGAGGAGTATTATAAGAAATTGTTTGCGTTACAGGAAGATATCGAATTTTTTAACCTGTATATGAAACGAAACAAAAAGAGCGAATACGGATTGGTTGTCAAAGTAAAAATAGGTGCCGGACGTGCTTTCGAGGATGTCTGGAAGAAATACGGATACGGAACAGACAAAGACAGTATCGAGCGTACATTTGCTGAAACTACTCTATTAAGTGTTATTTTCAAAGATATGTATGATGGTACTGACATCTATTCTGATGACGAGATCCGTAGTTTCAAATTTAGCTTTGAAATGTATGACGAGACAAAGATGAACGATTACATCTCAGACTTCATTGGATGTTCTTATGGATGCATGGACGTAGCAAGACAACTCGAATTACTCGAAACAAAAGAGTGTTAACAAAAACAATGAGAGTCAACCTTCGGGTTGGCTCTTTTTGTATGCGAACGTTCAATCCCATATTTAGGATAACAAAAACAAACGCATACGAAAAAGGAGGAACTGAACATGAGTAATAATGTAATAAATAATGAACCTGTACACGGATACAAGGTGTTTAATCCAGACTGGACCTGTAGAGATTTTCAGTATGAGGTTGGAAAAACATTTGAAGAAAATGTTAAACCGAGTTGCTGTGGTAGAGGGTTTCATTTTTGCAAAGAAGCTATTGACTGTTTTAACTATTACGCTTTTAATCCAAAAAACAAAGTTGCAGAAGTGATTGCACTTGGAGAATTAGACACAGATGGGGATAAATCTTGCACAAACAAAATCCAGATTGTACGAGAGGTCCCTTGGATAGAAGTCTTGACAATCGTAAACATTGGAAAAGAAAACACAGGGATAGGCAATACCGGAAGTTATAATACTGGAGGCCGTAATACCGGAAACTGTAATGCAGGAAACAAAAACACTGGAGATTGGAGCTCTGGATACTGGAATTCTGGAACAGGTAATGCTGGGGACGGCAACACTGGAGATTTCAATACAGGAAATTGGAACACCGGAAACGGTAACACTGGATACAAGAACACAGGAGATAGTAATATCGGAGACGAGAATACTGGAGATAGTAATATCGGAAACGAGAACACCGGAAAAAGGAATATCGGAGACAGTAATACCGGGGATTGGAACAAATCATCTTTTAATACCGGCTGTTTCAACACAAAAGAACAAACAATTATGTTGTTTAACAAACCATCGGATTGGACATTTCGTCGTTGGCTAGGATCAGGGGCAAATTGTTTGTTAAATCAGATGCCAAAGGATATTGTTGAATGGGTATATAAGAGTGCTATGACGGATGAAGAGAAACGTGAACATCCAACCTACGAAACAACAGGTGGTTATCTTAAAGTGCTTGATAATTCCGAAACCGCGCAGAAGTGGTGGGATAATCTTTCGGATGCAAATAAGGATACTATTAAGGCGATTCCGAACTTCGACCCTGAAATTTTCTACGAATGCACAGGAATCAAAGTAGAGTAACAGACAGAAAAGGAACCTATACACAGATTTGTGTACGGGTTCTTTTCTTTATGGAAAATGCTCTTTTTGTGTCCGTTAATCATAAATCCCAGACTTTGTAACCACAAATCCGGATCCATTGCATTTCGGACACGGGCAGCAGGATTCCTTTTCTTGTTTCATGAATACTGTTTGTGGAATCGGCAGATAGGAAATCTCATTACAGTCCGGACAATGTGCGACCTTTTCCTCGTAGGTCCCATATTTTCCACAAACAAGAGTTACGTCATAATTAAAGAGTTTCCTACAGTGTTTGCAAAAGAACGGGACCGAATTTACTTCAATTCGTGGGCGTTCCATTGTTTTGTACACAAGTGCGAGTTCATCGGTTCTGTTACCGTCTTCGATTGACTTCACAACTTTGTTTTCTTTCTGACTGTTGCCAGGTCGACCGTATACAGCATGAAATTCATACTCACAGTCTAAACATTTCGTATCATAATAGTTTCCCATACTTCAAATTCCTCCGTTGTATTCGTATTTGTTATCACTGACATACATCATTATAAGATATACTTATGGTTTTGTCTATTTTGAAGACAGATTGTTTTGTTTCCGGTTCTTTTTCGTTTCCTCTGTTTGTGTTTCGACCATATTTAGGCTGTTACTCGTAAACAATTTAGTTTTGAACACAAAGAAAGGAAACGAAATATTATGAAACGAAAAGCAGTGAGTTGTCTGCTTGTTCTGGCTGCGATCATGACGTTAACGCCTACGATTCCAACATTGGCAGCCGAAAATCCGGACAACACAACACAGGAAGCAACAACGACAGGAAATCAGGGAACAACTATCACATATCAACAGGATTCCGCTTTTACTGTAACCATTCCGAAGACGATTACTTTAGGGCAAAATAAGAGTGCAACCTATGACGTTAAAGTAAAGGGTGACATTTCCGGGAATGAGACGGTTACTGTTACTCCTGATGCGACCATGCAGCTGACGGATTCAAATGGAAAGGCTGCGGTTACTGGAACTATCACTCAGGATGTTACAGAGTTTGCAGCCGATCAGGTGAATCTACCGGATGGAGGTAGTACGACAGGTAACATTGTAGCAAACGAACTTACGTCTGGAGACTGGTCAGGCAATTTTGAGTTTGCAATCGGTGTCAATAAAGAGTTAGCTGCTGGATTATATGACGCAGATGGGAAAATGGTTTGCACTTGGGAAGAGAGCGGAATCGATGTAGGTAAAGACTATGCATTTAATAATTATAAAACTGATCCAGCGTCTGCGTATTCCGTATTGAAGACAAAGCCAGAAGTAAAATCAATTGTAATGCCAGACAGCGTAACAAGTATTGGAAATTACGCATTTTATGGTTGTTCGTCATTAACAAACATTACGATACCGGATAGTATAACAAGTATTGGCGATAATACATTTTATAATTGTTCTTCGCTTATAGACGTTGCAGTACCAAACGGTGTAACAAATATTGGAAGTTATGCATTTTATGGTTGTTCCAATTTAACCTCAATTGCCGTACCAGACGGTGTAATAAGTCTTGGAGACCATGCATTTTCTCGTTGTTCTGGTCTAACAGCAATCACAATTCCAAACAGTGTAACAAACATTAAAGACAGTGCATTTTCACGCTGTACTAGTTTAACATCAATTACAGTCTCAACCAGCGTAACAAGTATTGAATCAGGTGCATTTAGTGGTTGTATTAGTTTAACATCAATCACAATACCAGATAGAGCAACAAGCATTGGAAATGGGGCATTTAATGATTGTATAAGTTTAGCATCTGTAACCTATAAAGGACAGACATATACAAGCAAATCAACACTAACAACAGCATTTGGTAACAACGTAACATTGGGAACTAATCCGTTTAGTAACACGGCCTTAACCGATTAATCCCATACACCTCATACCAAGAAAAGTCACACAATAAAGTGTGGCTTTTCTAATTCTTTATATCCTTTTGTTTCCCTCTCTTTAATATGCCTTACTCTCGTACATATTTAGGATAACAAAACAACCCGCATACGAAAAAGGAGGAAACAAATTATGTTGATTACATTGATGGGAATTGCATTAATGGTTATTGGAATTATCATTGTCTGGATCTGTATTAAGGTTCCGAAATTCAAGAAGGTAGGCAAATATTTTGGAATTGTATTTCTGTCGGTTGGATTTGCATGGACAACATTTGTATTCGAGGCCATTGGACTGCAGCGCACAAAAGAGGATTCGGAGATAGCAAACAATCAGAAAGAATACGTAATGTTGTGTGCGAATATTCGTTTGCTAGAATCGAATCCGGATGATGAAGCAAAGGATACAATCATCGAAAGTGTGAACAACTGGAACGAAAAAGTAGACAACGGAAGAAAGTATCTCAAAGATCCGTGGACCAGCTGGTTATGGAACAAGAATATAGTCGACTCAATGGAATACATTGAGATTCCGGAAGACCTGATTAAATAACCGAAAACGAGAAGAGTTACTGACACGGTAGCTCTTTTTGTTTTGTTTTCGTTCATTCGTATGCATGTCTTAGTTCCATATTTAGGATAACAAAAATAAAGCATACGAAAAAGGAGGAAACGAAAATGTTATTTACATTATTAGGAATTATGGTTGTTGTTGTAGGATTTGTTGTCATCTGGATCGGAGTTATCCAAAATAAAACAGCGAAGAAAAACAAAATGGGTGCTTTGTGTGTAGGTAGCTTTGTTTTGGTAGTTGGAATCACATGGGTAATGACGATGGCTTTGATAATATTAGAAGCACATAGCTGTGCGGATTCTGATATTGCAAACAATAACAATGAATACGTATTATTATCTGCAAGTGTCTGTTTGTTAGAAACGAATCCGAACTATGAAGAAAAAGATGCAATCATTGAAAGCATCAACAAATGGAACGAAAAAGTAGATAACGGGAGACGATATCTTAAAAGTCCGTGGACAAACTGGTTGTACAGCAAGAGAGTTATTGAAGCGATGGAATACATTGAGATTCCGGAAAACATGATTAAATAATCGAAAAACGAGGAGAGTTGCCAATATGGTAGCTCTTTTTGTTTTGCTTTGTTTCCGTTCATTTGTATGCACGTCTTAGTTCCATATTTAGGATAACAAAACAACCCGCATACGAAAAAGGAGGAAACAAATTATGTTAATGGTATTAATGGGAATCGTATTTATTGTTATCGGAATCGCTATCATTGCAATCAGCGTTATCCAAAAGAGGAAAACAAAGAAGAAGAATGCAGGTGTTTTCTTCGGTAGTCTGTTTTTAGTATTGGGTTTCATTTGGCTTACATTAATGTTTGAGTCGATCTGGAATCAGCATAATAGTGCGGATTCGGATATTGCAAACAATAATAAGGAATACGCATTGTTGTCTGCAAGTGTTTGTTTGCTGGAAGAGAATCCAGCTTATGAAGAGAAAGAAATAATCATTGAGTGCGTGAACGAATGGAACGAAAAAGTAGAAAACGCACAAAATGGACTCAAAAATCCGTGGACAAACTGGCTGTACAACAAGAGAGTTATTGAAGCGATGGAACACATTGAGATTCCGGAAAGTGTAACAAAATAACTGAAAACGAAGAGAGTTACCAACATGGTAGCTCTTTTGTTTTGATTCGTTTTGTTTCCGTTCATTCGTATGCACATCTTAGTCCCATATTTAGAATAACAAAAATATATTGCATACGAAAAAGGAGGAAACGAAATGAATATTATACCAATTAATCTTAATTTCCAATTTGATGAAGGGGATGAAACAACACCGATTATTATTGTTGCTACAGATGACGTTTATGTTCATATCTGTCAGGTTATGAACGAAATCATGGAAACTCATTCTGTTTTGTGTGAATCGGAAGACTATGGAAAGTTAGGACGTACACCAGAAACACTTATGAACTATTATTGTTCAAAAGTTAGACCTGGATGGAACTGGTATCCAATTGCATATACAGTGGATCTTAACTAACTGAAAACAAAGAGAGTTACCAATATGGTAGCTCTTTTTGTTTTGATTTGTTTTGTTTCCGTTCATTCGTATGTACGTCTTAGTTCCATATTTAGGACAACAAAACATATTGCATACGAGGAGGAAACGAAATGAATTATTATTATCATTTAACGCAGCCAGAGTTTATTACCGCGATCCAGAAAGAAGGATTGAAACCAATGCTTGGAAAACGGTCAAAGTCAATCGGAGACAAAGAAGAAAGACTTTGTTTGTGTTCCGAAAGCAGTATTGATGCCTGGTCAATCATGCTTGGAACAAATACGGTAATCAAAGTTGTGGTCCCAGACGAAGACAAAATGAAATTGGTCGATCAGGGTAATGTATCTGATGAGTACAATTATGATGGTATTATTCCGCCAGAGTACATTGTGGATATATTTAGTGTAAAACCAAAGAAAGTCGTACTTGATCAGATCCGATCCGACTATATCTGGGGACTATCTGAATTCTGTACTTATTGTGCCAGATATTATACAGAATTGGAACGCGAGAATACAGACGAAGAGTATCTTGATGCGCTCAAAGAGGCTATTCAAGTAACCGGAGAGTTGTTAATCCCTGTAATTCCCAAATTATGTTATCCGGAGATGCCAAAAGAGGAACGAAAAGAGATACTAAAGTCAATTGGAAACCAGGGAGCGTATACCTTCTGTGATGATTATTATGTCAAAGTGGAAGCTGGAAAACCAATCAAGCGGTTATATCAGATGCTTACGGAATATCCAGAGGACGATCTTACAGAAATCAGAACGACGATCAACAAACTGATCAAAGATAACTTCAAGTATTGTCTGAGAGTCAACACAGGCGGATTTACAGGCTAAAAATCTGAAAGAAAACAAAGGGAGTTACCGACATGGTAGCTCTTTTGTTTTGTATGCGAATTATGAATACCATATTTAGGATAACAAAACAAAATGCATACATACAAGGAGGAAAGTATTATGACAAGAGACGAATTCTTAAACATGGATTGGAGCGACTCACAAATTGGGTACGATATGCAGGTTGTACTGCCGGACGGTGATAGTAGAACGATCGCTTATCTGACATTATCAAAGAAATATCCGAATTCATTATGTTTGGTTACCGACAGTAAGGAATTCCCAGTAATGAATTCAGGATGTGGCATAAACAAAAATCCAACACCATATGACGTGATCTTCAAACTGAAAGAGGATACAGATATCAAAAAGGTCATTGCCATTGTTGATAACAAAGTTTATGATCTCGATCCGGGATACGTTAAAATGAATCATTACGATAGCATACTTCGTTTTGAAAGAGCTAGAAACTTGATTTATTTATAACTGATTCAAACGTACTAAAAGAATAGAATCCATACATATACAGACATGTGTGGGTTCTTTTCTTTTTTATATGTGATGGGTGCGTACCATATTTAGAGTAACAAAAATATTACACACATTCAAAGGAGGATGTAAATCATGTTAGTTTTTTTAATCGCTGTTATCGTTTTAGTTCTGGCTTTTGTTCTGTTCAAGTTTACGGAGGAATCATTGGTAATCATTGTACCAATGTTCTTCTTAGGTCTCTACGGTACACTCATTACTGGCGGTCTTATCCTGTGTTCACACGTGGATGCAGATAAGCAGATCGCTGAAAACCAGCTTGAATACGAGACAATTATTGCCGAGATTCAGGCTGTGGACACAGATAACGAGGACGTCTCTAAAGTCTTAGTTATCAAAGACGTGTCCGAGTGGAATAAAGATGTTCAGAAGAACAAACACTGGGCCTCGAGTCCATGGACCTCATGGTGTTATAGCCAGAAGGTAGTGGACAAAATGGAGTATATCGAAGTTCCGGAATGGAACGTTCCGACTCCAGACAGCAACAAATAAAAAAACGAATTGAGTCTGCCATATTGGTGGGCTCTTTTTGTGTGTTCTCTGACGAGTTTTTCGAAAAGTGAGCCTTATATATTATAAACATACATTCAAGGAGGACAAAAGATATGTTATTAGTATTAATATTTACTGCATGTTTGGCTATTGGAATTTTACTCAGACTTATTTTGGTTGAGTATAAAAATGATGATTGTACTTTTTTCGCTCAGGTTAGTTTTATGCTAGTTGGTGTTGTCGGATTGATCTGTGTGGGAACGGTTATTTTGTATTCTCATATTAGTGCGGAAGAGATTATTGTTAAAAATCAAATTGAGTATGAATCAATAATTGCTGAAGTCCATGCTGTTGATTCAAACAACGAAGATGTATCAAAAGTGCAGGTTATCAAAGATGTGAAAGAATGGAATCAGGATATTCATAGTAGTAAATACTGGGTATCAAGTCCATGGACGAACTGGTGCTATAGCCAGAAAGTTGTAAACGCTATGGAATATATTGAAATTCCGGAATGGGAAGCGGCTCCAGATAGCAGCGAAAACGAATAACAGGAAACAAAGAGAGTCAGAACAATCTGGCTCTTTTTTTCTGTATGTTTCCTATGACGAGGTTTTCTGAGACAGATATGAATTTTGTATTTCAAGTATTCCTATATACTTAATTCAATATACAACTACTAGAACCCATATTTAGGATAACAAAAATTATGATATTAAAAAGGAGAAAACAAAGTATGAAACAGGAACAATTAAATAAGATGATTAAATGCCATCAACATTATCTCAATGAGGATATTGACGAATGGGAGGAAACGCAAGCAGATTTATCAGATTATGATCTAAGTGGTTTGAATTTGTCACATAAAGATTTACGATATGCAAATTTGAACGATTCAAAATTTTATCATGCAGATCTTAGAGAAGCAAATCTTAGGCATACAGATTTTAGAGGGGCAGATCTTAGGTATGCAGATCTTAGAGGAGCAGATTTTAGGTATGCAGATCTTAGAGGAGCAGATTTTAGGTATGCAGATCTTAGAGGGGCAGATTTTAGGTATACAGATCTTAGGGAAGCAGATCTGAGGGATACAGATCTTAGAGAAGCAGATCTTAGGAAGGCAAATCTTTTGGGGGCAAAAAATTGATTATCCAGAAACGGGATCATTCATTGATTATAAGAAAGCAAGATATGAATACATTCTAACTGATCTGCACGCCTATAACTGAACATTAGTAATTCTATAATTGAACATTAGTAGTTCAATTATCTTGAGAAATTATCTTGAGTAGGAAGTAGGTTTCAGTATAGGCGGACGTCACTTAAAGTTTGAAATATTGGGACGTCGGATTTTCATTTCCAGATAACAGCGAAAACGAATAACAAAAAAAACAAAGAGAGTCAGAATAATCTGGCTCTTTTTTTTGTGTGTTCCCTGACGAGGTTTTCAAGAAGTGAGCCTATTAATTATAGTTAACAAAATCATAGAAAAATGAGGGATCGAACATGGCAGTAATTCTGCTCTTAGGAGTTATGTTTTCATGGTTGATTTTGTTCATAAGCACAATTGCATACCTTTATGATTTTGATCTGTCTGGTCATGAATCTGAATTTTAGGATCTGTTGGAGTTGTTTGTAGAACTAGGATCCATAATCATTGTATGCGAGGGTCTTTTTCTAAACGCGAAGCTTGTATTCCAAATATGTTTATGTACTTAACTTAACATACAACTACTGGAATCCATATTTAGGATAACAAAAATCATGATATTAAAAAGGAGGAAACGAAGTATGACACAGGAACAATTAAACAAGATCGTCGAAAATCATCAGCATTATCTTAATAAGGATATTGACGGATGGGAAAACATGAGAGCGGATCTTAGCAATAAAATTCTATACGAAGCCAATCTTAGAAGAGCTGATCTTAGAAATGCGGATTTTAGAGAGGCAAGTTTATTCGGAGCAGATCTTAGATATGCGAATCTGTCCGGAGCAGATCTTAGAGATGCAAATTTGTGCAAAGCGAATCTTAGAGGTGCGAATCTTAGAGGTGCAAAACTTCAAAATACAGATATAGTCTGTGCAGTGATCAGTGAAGATACAAAAATCGATTATCCGATCGCATGTCCAGAAACTGGTTCATTCATTGGTTATAAAAAAGCAGTCTCTGAAAAGATTGTAAAGCTTCAGATTTGTAAAGACGCAAAACGATCATCTGCAACAACAAAGAAATGCAGGTGTAGTAAAGCATTGGTCTTGGCGATAGAGAATATAGACGGATCTGATAGCGGATTACAGGAAATAAAATCGATATATAATCATTGTTTTATTTATCGAGTTGGAGAAATCGCAGAAGTACCTGACTTTGATGATAATCGATGGAATGAATGCGCTCCTGGACTTCATTTCTTCGTGGATCGGCAAGATGCAGTTGAATATGAATTTTAAAAACAAAGTAAAGAGATGACCATCGTGGTTGTCTCTTTTCGTTTCCATTTCTTTTGTGTGCGTTTGTTTCGTCACATATTTAGGATAACAAATACATTTGCACACAAAAAAAAGGAGGAAACAAAATATGGAGATACTTAACACAGCAAAAGAGAAACGTATCATTGAGTTCAGCCAAGAGGAACTTACATTGCTTTGTCATTGTCTTGGCGAACAGCGATACGAAGTAGTCGACAGTTTTGATTCTCAGACACTTTACGCGAACCTGATGATGGCGATTGAAATGTGTCAAGATAAGAAAGAAGACGATGTAAAACCACCGATAAGTAATACGGATTATGTTGTTATGGAACAGGTTGAAGAGATTAATGATGCAATCTGGAATTTGAGTCTGCTCAATGATGAAACTATGGAAGACCCAACCACAGACGAATTACAAACAGCAGCGAAACAGGCAATATCCTGTATGCATTTAATGGTTCGTATTCTTTGTTCTCGTCATATGACAATGCGGGATCTGTATAACGAACTTAGAGAGAAACAAAAATAATCAGAAACAATTAGAGCTTGCGAATATGCAGGCTCTTTTCGTTTCCGTTTATTTTGTGTGCGTTTGTTTTGTTACATATTTAGGATAACAAATATATTTGCACACGAAAAAGGAGGAAACGAAATGAAAGCAACGAAAGGATTTAGAAAAGACATGACATGCAGAGGATTTCGATACGAGGAAGGAAAATCGTATCATGAAGAAAAAGCAAAATGTCGTGAAACTGGTTTTCATGCATGTGAATACCCATTGGATTGCTTCACACATTACGGACCAACAGAAAGCGAATACCATGAAGTAGAGTTATCAGGAGTTATCGATAAAAGCACTCTTGATACAAATATGAGTACTACTGATATCAAAATTGGACCTAAGTTATCATTTACAGAACTTGCGTTGAGCGCGTATGATTTCATTTATAAAAAAGCTAAAGAAGTCTCTGTTTATAAAGGAGCAAGTAGAGTCGAATCGGTTATAAGTAATCATAATGTTGTATCTAAAGGAGGATACGGTTGTGTTGCATCAAATACTAGATCCTATGGAGCTGCTGCTGTATATGGACCAGAATCATCTGCATCCGTTACTGAGAGTTTTAGCACATCAATAGCAGATGGATCGTCAGCAACGTCAACAGCAACTAGTTATAATAGCATTGCATCTGCAACTGGATACGATAGTATTTCGGCAGTAACTGGCAAAAACAGCGTATCGTCAACAGAGGGAATGCACAGCATATCCGGGACAACCGGATGTTATAGCGTTTCGTCTGCTACTGGAAATCATAGTGTTTCAGTAACAACAGAAGAGGAATCAGTATCATCAGCGAATGGATATGGATGTGTATCAACGACAACAGGGAGAGATAGTTTTGCTTCTGTTGAAAGTGATACAGGAATTGCTGTTGCATGGGGATATAAATCAAAAGCAAAAGGCTGTATTGGCTCTCGTCTTGTTTTGGCTGATTGGAAATGTGTCAGATATACACTAAACGAAGAAGACGCATGGCAGTTGGTTGGAGCGAAAATGGTGATCGTAGATGGTGTTAATATTAAAGCAGATACTTATTATCGCTGTATCAATGGTGAAGTAGTCGAAGCTATTGACGAAGACGAATAACCCGAAACAATTAGAGTTTGCAAATGTGCAGGCTCTTTTTGTTATGGATTCGAATGGTTGTTTCCGGTTATTTTGCATGCAATCATCTTATCACATATTTAGGATAACAAACAATAAAGCACATAATAGAGGAGGAAACAAAATGTCAGAAACAAAGAAAACATGTCCATTCGGAACAGTAGGAGATCAGAACCAGAAAGCGATTCTTTACCAAATCCTGCAAAATGGATTCAGAGACGAAAATCCGAGACCACATTATGAAGATATGTATCATAATGCGCATCTTTCTGATGATTGCAAATATGTGATCACAGAAGACGGAAACAAGATCGAAATTGAAGAAGGAACTGCATTTACAAACGGCTCAGATGTAACCGTTTATGTCCCGGCTCATACGTTATCCATTAACCATGTTGTTACCAGATACGACTTAGCAAAAGGTGATTGTCCGATTTTGACATTGAGACCGATCGCATGGAAATCAGCAGTCAAAGAAATCTTATGGATTTACCAGATGCAGAGCAACAAACTGTCAGACCTTCATGATCTTGGTATCAAATATTGGGACCAGTGGGATATTGGCGACGGAACAATTGGCTGCAGATATGGAGCAACTGTAAAAAGACATAACCTGATCAATAAGTTACTGAATGGATTAACAGCCGATCCATTTGGTCGCCGTCATATCATGTGCATGTGGCAGGAAGACGATTTTTCAGACGAAACAGGAGGAACAACCAAAGGATTGAATCCATGTTGTTATGAAACGATCTGGAATGTAAGAAGAGGAATCGACGGTAAATTGTATCTGGATATGCTCATGAATCAGCGGTCCAGTGACTTTATCGTATCCGCATCAATCAATGAGATGCAGTATGTGGCGCTTCAGTTAATGGTCGCAAAACATTGTGGATACGAACCTGGCATATTCACGCATGTAAGTGAAAACGTGCAGATTTATGACAGACATTTGAGTCAGGCAAAAGAAATCGTTTTTAATCGAAACACAATTGATTGTGATCCAAGATTTGTTCTGGATACAGAGAAAACAAACTTTTTCGATTTCACGATTGATGATTTTAAACTGATCGGATATCCAAGAGAAGAAATTGCAAAGAAGAATCCACAGATGAAATTCGATCTTGGAATCTAAAACAGAAACAAACAGAAGGACTCGCTTTATGCGGGTTCTTTTTGTATGTGTATGAAAACTTACAACACAAATCCATTCATTCCATATTTAGGATAACAAACAATTACACACACCGAAAAGGAGGAAACAAAATGAGTGAAGTAACAAAAATAAGTGGACCAGTACATGGATATAAGGTTTTTGATTCGGATTGGACCTGTAGACCAGCAGGAGCTAAACCAAAACAATATACCTGTCCTGGAAAGTTTGAAGAAGAAGGAAAACTTGAGGTTTGTTGTCATGGTATGCACTTCTGCCGGACTGCTGCTGACTGCTTCAATTATTATGATTTTGACAGTGAAAACAAGGTTGCAGAAGTCATTGCTTACGGTGAGGTGCTGACAGTAGGTGACAAGTCCTGTACCGACAAACTTGAAATAGTGCGTGAAATTCCTTGGGATGAAGTGTTGCGAATCATCAATCTTGGAAAGAATTGCACCGGGAACAGGAACACAGGGGACTGTAATGCTGGAAACAGGAACACAGGAAACTGGAATACCGGGAACAGGAACACCGGGATCAAAAACACCGGGCACTGTAACACTGGGGACAGGAACACTGGGAATAGGAACACCGGGATTTGTAACGCTGGAGACAGGAACACCGGAGACAGGAACACCGGAAACGACAATACCGGAAACTACAACACAGGGGATTGGAATACCGGGTATTGGAACACCGGGAACAACAACACCGGGTACAAGAATACAGGAAATAATAACACTGGGGATAGGAACACTGGGAATAGGAATACGGGGGATTGGAACAAGTCATCTTTTAATACTGGCTGTTTCAATACAAAAGAACAGAAGATATTGCTGTTCAATAAACCGTCAGATATGACCTATAGTGACTGGTGTGAATCTGATGCACGGTGGTTATTAAATCAGATACCAAAGGATGTTGTTGAATGGATTTGGTCAGACGACATGACTGATGAAGAAAAGAAACAGTATCCGAAATACAAGACAACAGGCGGTTACCTGAAAGTGCTTGACGAGTCTGAATGTGGTCAGTTGTGGTGGAATAATCTCGAAACAAAAGACAAAGACATCATCAAGGCGATTCCAAACTTTGATCCAGATATTTTTTACGAATGTACTGGAATAAGAGTCGACTAACGAAAAACAGAGACTGACCAATTGGTTGGTCTCTCTTTTTGTCTCCAAAGTATTTGTGTGCAAGTACTTAATACCATATTTAGGATAACAAATAAATTTAGCACACAAAAAGGAGGAAACGAAAAATGAGTAATAATGTAACAAATCACGAACCAGTACATGGATTTAAAGTATTTAATCCAGACTGGACTTGCCGAAATTTTCAGTATGAGGTAGGAAAAACATTTGAGGAAGATGTTAACCCAAGTTGCTGTGACCGAGGATTTCACTTTTGCGAAAAGGCTGCCGACTGCTTCAATTATTACAAATTTGACAGCAACAACAAAGTTGCCGAAGTCATTGCTTATGGTGAGGTAAGAACAGACGGCGACAAGTCCTGCACAAATAAAATCCATATTGTAAGAGAGATTCCTTGGATGGAACTCTTAACAATCGTAAATACTGGAAAAGATAATACAGGATTAGGAAACACCGGAGACATGAATACTGGGGTCTGGAACACCGGAAGCAGGAACAACGGAAACAGGAACACTGGGAACAGGAACACCGGAAGCAGGAACACTGGGCACTGTAACACTGGTGACTTCAACACCGGGGATTGGAATACTGGGGATGTGAACAACGGGAATTGTAACACCGGTGACTACAACACCGGAAGCAGGAACATCGGGGACTGGAACACCGGAAACTGCAACATCGGGGAATGCAACACCGGGAGTGGAAACACCGGGGACAGGAACACCGGGAATATGAACAGCGGAAGCTTCAATACTGGGGATTTTAATAATTCGTCTTTCAACGCAGGTTGTTTCAATGTAAAAGAACACAAAATCATGTTGTTCGACAAACCGTCAGATATGACCTATCAGGATTGGTTAGACTCAAAGGCCAGGGAATTACTGAGACAGATACCAAAAAGTGCTGCTGAATGGGTGAATACAGACGACATGACGGATGAAGAAAAAGTAGCACACTCAACATATAAGACAACAGGTGGATATCTTAAGGAGCTTGATAAGTCTGAATGTTGTCAGATGTGGTGGGATAGTCTTGATATAGACGATAAAGAAATCATCAAGGCGATTCCAAACTTTGATCCAGATATTTTTTACGAATGTACTGGAATTAAAGTCGACTAACAAGAAACAGAGACTGACCAATTGGTTGGTCTCTCTTTTTGCCTCCGGTTGTTTTGTATGCGAAGAATTGAGTCCATATTTATGATAACAAAACAAATGCATACGAAAACAAAGGAGGCAAAAAGTATTATGACAAGATCAGTAACAGAAGCAACAAATCGTGTCAGAAAATGCTTAGAAGGCGGCAGATTCTGGGACGTCATAGAGACACCTGGAAAAGAAATTGAAGTGTATTGGTGCGGAGACTTACGTTTCGTGATCAGCAGAGATTATAACGAGGACTGGATTATTTCAAGCGAGCACGAATTGAATCTTGAGACTGTTGCACGTGTTTGGGAAGCAGTCAAAGGATACTAAAACAGCAACAATTAGAGTCGACTACTATAGTTGGCTCTTTTTGTGTGCCTCCGGTTGTTTTGTATGCGAAGAATCGAACCCATATTTAGGATAACAAAAACAAAGCATACGAAAGTAAAGGAGGCAAAAAGTATGGCAAAGAAAAGATTGAAAGATATGACGGATCACAAAGTAATGAGTTTCAAAGAAGCCGCAAAAGCGTTAAATTGGACTCTCACAGAGGACGACGAAGTTTACACAGTATCCTGTGACTGCGGTAGCAGCAAAATTGAGTATACTGGAGTAATTGGCGTACAAAAAGTAAGATGCGGTAATTGCGGGAAACAAATGTCAAGTCTGATTTCTTTGAATCCGGCTTGTCGTTCAATGCTTGACATCGATAAAGACGAGGAAGGAAATGAGCGGTTCTGGATCATTGAAGACAAGAAAGAAGTCGATAATGATGAGAATCAGACAGAAACGATAACAAGCTGGCTTGCAAAGCAGGAAGATTACGGTCTCTGTAACCCACCAATGGATGCTCAGAAAGCATTGCTTTTTCTGGCTGAGTATTTGGATATTCCGGAAGATACCATACCTGAAAACGAACAACAGACAAATACCTATATTGTTTGCAAAATCTTAGACAGATACAGCAAAAAATATAGAAAGGAATTGAAAAACAAATAAGAAACAAACGAAAGAGCCTATTCCAATTTAGTGGAGTAGGCTTTTGTGTACCTCCGGTTGTTTTGTATGCGAAGAGTTGAACCCATATTTAGAGTACAAAAACAAAGCATACGAAATAAAGGAGGAAAAGTGAAGTATGGAAAAGAAAAGATTACAAGATGTTACTGATTACAAAGTAATGAGTTTTAAAGAAGCTTGCGATCATCTTAACTGGAAGTTACCAATGAGTCCGTTTGGTGATATAGTTGGAAATTGTGGTTGCGGATGCGAGCTTAAATTTCGGATGATTTTGGGAAGAAATTACCTCATGTGTCCAAAATGCGGAAGATATATGGTAAATATATTTTCTCCTGTTTGTGAAGAAGTAAAACAGAGAACACCACTTGACGCAAATGATTTTAACTTTGAAAAAGACGCAAACGGATGCGATCGGTTCTGGATTGCTAAATTCGATGGATTCGATCATGGTGGAATCGTTACAGACAAAACGAAGGTCGAAGAAAATCGTGTCATTCCAAAAGCCGCATTCGTTCAAAAGCCGTTAGATGAAGGGATTACAATAGAAGAGATCACAGAACTTGTCGGCAGGCTCGAATGCGAACAGGTAATTCCAATCGAAGTGCAGGCAAACAGTAGTTGTGCTATTGGTTTTATTTCATTGGATGCTGCTGAAGAATTAGATTACGATTATGATAATCTGATTCGGAATGTATCTGAGGTAATCGAAGACATGGATAACGAAACAGAGTATGGAAACTACGATTTTGATGGATTTCCGGTATATATCGGATATTAGCAGGAGGAAACAATATGAAGAAATCAGAGAAAAACATGATCTTTCAGGAAGCTGCATTAATGTCAGATGAGAAACTGAAAGAAGCGTATTATGATTCTGTAGATGCTTGTCTCGGAAGCCAGGCAGAAATTATGGAGGAACAAGGCTGGGATCCTGTAGATATCAAAGAACGTCGCCAGTATGAGAAGTTCCTTTCTGAGAAATCGGATCTTTTGGGATTCATTTGCAATATGAGAGGTATCAAACTTTGGGAGATAAGGAATCATAACTAAAAAACAGAAGAGAGATCGCATTCATGTGGTCTCTTTTCTTTTAGACTTTACTTGACATATAACGTAATTGCGTTATAATGAACACAAAGGAGTGATAATCAATGAATGACCGTTTAAAGAAAAAAATAAAAGAAACTGGGAAAAGCATATATAAAATCAGTCAAGAGAGCGGAATTCCATATACAACATTGAATGAATTGATCAATGATAAGAAAAATATTAACAACAAAGCAGCAGAAACAGTATATAAGCTTAGTTTATATTTGAATTGCAATATAGATGAGATTCTGAACAACATTGCTTTTCTCGAAAACGGAAAAGGAACTTATCTTGGATATCGATATTATTGGAAAGTAACGAATAGTGGAATAGAGTTGCATATACTAGATAATAATGAAGATTTAATGTTGCTCACTCTAAAAAATATGTGTCAAGATTTATATGATTGTTATCGGAAACAAGTACCTGAAATGATGATTGAAGATTATGATAATGAAAAACGAGAATGGGAGGCATTGCTATGAGTCAATACGCATTAATGCATAAAAATGATGTTTGTGGAAGTCTAATTATCGATGACGAAACAGGGACTCTAAAAATATATAAAGACAACGGAAGTGGGTTATCACCGTTTTTGGGAAATGCAGATACGAGAAGAATGAAACATTGGTGGGAAGGGAGAGCTGTTCCTGCTTCTCGAAAAATGATGCAGGAAGTATTAAAACAAGCTGGATGTACGAATACAAAAATGTATCTGGCAAAAAATCTTGCTCTATCAATGACAGATTCTTATTGGATTCGACCACTGGATATGGATGTAAAATATGAAGATGTGAAGTTATCAAGTATGAATCCATTTTCTGACAATAAAGTTCCATATCACAATGCAACTTCTTATGATTCGAATGCCGCATTAGGTGGACAAATGGAAAAATATTGGGATATCGAAACACAATTTCCAACGCTTGTGAAAGAAAGTTATAAGTATTTTGGACAGCAGGCGATAAATGAGGCTTTTGCAACTTATTTGCATGATTTACAAGAAACGACAATCCCTTATGTTCCTTATCTTGCGGGACATACAGAGGATAATGGTCTTTATTGTAGATGTGATGCATTTACAAACGATTCTGTTGAATTAGTATCCGCATATGAAGTTATCGAAGGATCGAAATTGCAAAATGACAAATCATTATATGATAACTATATTCGGATATGTGCAAAATTAGGAATTGAAGCTCAAGAAATTAGTGATTTTATGGATTATCAGACGTTAACAGATTTCATTATCAGTAATACAGACGAACATCTTGGAAATTTTGGTATTCTAAGAGATTCAAACACAATGCAATATCTAGGTCCAGCACCAATATATGACTCTGGTAATAGTATGTTTTTCAAAGAATCATCAACGGTTCATACAAGATTAAGCTTATTGCAGCAACCAATTACAAGTTTTTACGATTCTGAAGAAAAAATGGTTAAGAACATAAAAAACAGACAGTTAGTAAATATAGATTTACTTCCAACGGTTGAAGAGACAATTGCTTTATATACATCATATGGATTTCCAGAAGAAAGAGCCATAACAATTGCAAATAACTATGCATTAAAGGTTGATATGGCTTACGAATTCGAAAACGGAGCAACGATATCAATGTACCATGAAAGACAAAAAGAATCAGAAAATATTCCAGAAACAAACAACCTAGAGGATAATACAGACGATTTTGATGTCGGAGAGGATTTATAGAGATCGCATTCATGTGGTCTCTTTTCTTTTGGTAACAATAACGGTATACTAACCATGGGATATAAAATTTTCATGCTGCTTTGTCGCAACACATATTTAGAATACAAATAAGAGAAGAGGAAAGGAGAAATGCTATGTTTGATGAGAAGAATATCGAACTTGACGAAAAGCATTCGAAAGAAAAGAAAAAGGAATACCTGATTAGAGACGACGAAGGAAATATTCAATTCGTGTATTCTATATACAGAAGACCAGAAATGGATATTATCTTTCCACAGTTCACTCCTGTATTAAGTACAGGGTTATTGCCTGTGATTGATATACTTGATGACAAAAAGGTTCTTACTTTTGAACCAAACCCGATTGGATCCGTCATTACTCAGTCATATTTTGGCAAGTTCATAGATGATTCTGTATTTGCGAAAGAAGCGGCAGAATACATTATGGATCACTTTGAGGAACTTTAACAAACAAGGAAAGACACTGCTTATTCAAGTGGCGTCTTTTTTTTCTTGCCATACATAGGGAGGTCTCCGCACATATTTATGAAAAATGAAGATATGGAGGAAACCATTATGAGTAGTGTAAATGACTTGTTGAAGGCAATTGCAAACAGAGATTATTCACAGGAATATATTAACGAAGACATAAGTTTTGTAAACGAACGATTTGATAAGTTTCGGAAATACTTTAATGCAGTTTACGAACATGTTTACGGTAGCTCTACTGCGTTAACATTAGTTCACGGAGGGATGATGACACCAGAAGCCTATCAGGATATGGTCGTTAATCTTGATGGAAAAAGAAAACACGCACATGATATGGCAATCGCAGCCTGTGAACAGATCAATCGTCAGTGTGATATGTATGGAATCGATCATCTGTGTCCGGAAGTCGAAGTCGATCCAATCAATAAAGAAAAGTGCGTAAACAGAGGAGAGATTGCAGATTTTGTTGGTCGATATGTGTATTCCGTATTTCAGCAGGGACGTGAAGGCAGAACTATGGATCAGCTTATCATTGACAATGAGATGAAATATGGTGACCGTCCGGCACTTGATGTTTCGTATGAGATTGCGAAAGATGCAGGCAGAAATCCAGAGCATGCATACAATCCAGGCGACATGGATCAAAATGCATACGGAGAGTTCGAATACAAAAGTGGGGTTGCCAATGACGATGCTGGTGGGGATTCTATGGAAGACGTCGAATATGATGACGATGATTTTGGAGAATTATGACGAGTTTCCGCAATTTTGAGCCTTATTATGGTATATAATATTGTGGAAGGGCGTAAATGAGACTCGAGAAAGGTGGAAACGAAATGAGTAGTGTAAATGACTTGATTACGGCAATTATGAACCGAGATTTTGACCGCGATGAAATTGAATCAGATATTGCATTCGTAAATGCGCGGTTTCATATGTTACAAACCTATTTTGACGCGGTTTATAAGGAATCTTACGGACATTCTGTAGCTCGGACATTGGCAAATGATGAACATATTACTTCTGAACGATATGTAGAATACATTGAGGAGCTCGAATCTAAAACAGCAGATTGTTTGGACACGGCAATCGCAGCCTGTGATCAGATAAACAAAATGTGTGACCAATATGGGCTGCAACATCTGTGTCCGGACGTGGAATACGATAAACAAAATGGAAACAAATGTATAAATCGAGATGAGATTGCGGAATTTATCGGTGATTATATGTGTTCTGTATTCGAACAAGGACGAGAAGGCAGAATGATGGAGTCAATCGATATGGAGTAAGAGAGGGAGACAATCATGAGATATGAAATAGACTACAGAAAGATCGGTGCAAAAGAGGAAGTCGAAAAGCTTTTAGATAGCTGGATTGCGTCTGTTAAAAAAGAGAAAATGGAAATACAGATCATACATGTCGTATCCGGTGACTTTGAAAATGATTTTGAGTTACATTATGGGACAGAAATTGAATTCAATGGATGGCAGTGTGATTGGACACATAGCATCGATTATAAAGGATATGAATTCGAAGTGTCTGGAGAGGCTTGGTATGGCAAAATCTTAATCACATGTGAATGAGATACGGAAAAAGAAATCAACAGGAATGTTGGTTTCTTTTTTTTGTTTTCAAATTAGTTTGGCTCCCAGAAAACCATATTTATAGTGATAAAAAACATATTCAAAACAAGGAGAACAAGGAGGATAACATGAGACTTGGAATCACAGAGTACGGGGATGCTGGCGTCGACTTCAGATGGGAAAACAAATTAAAGGAAATCGATGGAGTCATCCTTATAACAAAGAACTTAAACGACACATTCATCAAAAAGGTTTTAAGCCATATGAATGAGGTTCCTATCGTAGTGCATTGTACATGTACCGGATGGGGACACACAAGAATGGAACCAAATGTCCCGGACTACAAACAGCAGCTTTCACAGATGAAGAAATTGATTGAGTCTGGATTTCCAGCAAGCAGAATGGTATTGCGGATTGATCCTATTTTCCCAACTGAGAAGGGTGTCAAGCGAGTTTCCGAGATGTTAAATTACTACCATTCATTGGGTTTGCCTGAAAATGAGATCCGATATCGTATTTCAATCGTGGATGAGTATCCGTATGTACGGGAACGTTATCAAAAACTTGGATTCACGCCGATGTATGGTGGAAGTTTCTATCCGTCTGATGAACAACGTAATCTTGTCGGAAACGCATTAAGTGAGTACCCTTATCAGTTTGATACATGCGCAGAGGACGTCCTTGCATATAAGTTTCCAGCGACATTTCGGATTAAAGGATGTATCAGTACAGAGGATCTGCAGATTATGGGAATTAAATATGACGGTACATTTCCTGAGAACCCACAAGGAAGAAACGGATGTCATTGTCTTGCCTGTAAAACGGAACTTTTAACACCAAGAAAGAAATGTCCTCATAACTGTCTGTATTGTTTTTGGAAAGATTAAGAGGAGGAAACAATATGAGCACACTTGGAACTTGGACAGGAAGCAGAGACATCGAAATCGTAGAGGTCGAAGGGAGACCGATCGCTCTCAGTGGTTGGAATGGAGAACAGTATTTACAGTGCTGGGAAGTAGACGAAATCATTTCAGGAACTGGATTTTTAAGAAAGCGAAAATAAGTTCAAAACTGAGCTTGCAGAATGTATTTGATAACACATCATTGCAGCAATAGATAGCAACAAAGAAAAGGGATTGACCATTTAAGTCGGTCCCTTTCTTTTTGTTTGCGCTCTTGTGGACACATATTTAGATATGCAGAAAGAGAGGTGAAAAGATATGAGCAAACGAAATGTACGGGATCAAAAAGAAGTGGAGAGAAAGAGTGTGGCATCGGTTCAATCGTACCAAGATCAGAGTGTAACCAAAGAGGAGTGGCGACGAATGTGTGAACATGAAAAGAAATGGTGTGAATACCAGGAAGTCGCCGGGATGGATCGGTTACAAGCTATGGGGTACATACAAGGGATGCCGACATTTGAGCCAATGTAAGCGAAAACGAATAGACATAGAACACATATTTAGTTACGTAACAATAATAACTATCAAAGAAAAGGAGAGATGAATTATGAACAAGATAGTAAAACGTAACGGACAGGTTGTAGATTTTGAACCTGAAAAAGTAAGAAAAGCAATCGAGAAAGCAAATGCTGAGGTTGCAACAAGAGACAAACTTACAAAAGAGCAGATTGATACGATCGTAGAAGATGTAACAAAAACAGCTATGGGAGCAACTTATAACATGAATGTTGAAGAGATCCAGAACTTAGTGGAAGACGAACTCATGTTAGCGGGAAAATGCAATCTAGCTCGTCATTACATCAACTTCAGATCAAAAAGAGCGCTTGCAAGAAAAGCAAACACAACTGATGACGCAATTTTAAGTCTGATCGAGTGTGCAAATGAGGAGGTCAAACAGGAAAACAGCAACAAGAATCCAACAGTTGTATCTGTACAGCGTGACTACATGGCAGGAGAAGTATCAAAGGACTTAGCAAAACGAATCCTGCTGCCAGAAGATATTGTTGAAGCTCATGAGAATGGAGAGATTCATTTTCATGATGCTGATTACTACAGTCAGCATATGACAAACTGTTGCTTGGACAACCTTGAGGACGCATTCGAGAACACAACTGTTATAAGCGAGACTATGATTGACAGACCAAAGAGTTTTTCAACTGCATGTAATATTGCAACACAAATGATCGCTCAGGTGGCAAGTAGTCAGTACGGTGGTCAGACAATCACGCTTTCACACTTAGTTCCTTTTGTAGAAGTAAGTCGCAAGAAAATTAAAAAACAGGTTGTGGATGAATTCAAGACCGCAGGAATCGAATTAAACGATGAAGCAATCAACAAAATCTCAGAGATTCGTTTAAAAGAGGAAATTGCTCGTGGTGTACAGATGATTCAGTACCAGATTATCACACTTATGACAACAAACGGACAGGCTCCATTTGTCAGTATCTTTATGTATCTGAATGAAGTCCCGGAAGAACAGAAAGATGACCTTGCAATGATTATCGAAGAAATGCTTCATCAGCGTATTTTAGGTGTAAAAAACGAAAAAGGTGTGTACATTACACCAGCGTTTCCAAAACTTTTATACGTGCTTGAAGAGGATAACATTAAAGAGGGCGACAGATATTTCTGGTTAACCAAGTTAGCGGCAGAATGTACTGCAAAAAGAATGGTTCCTGACTACATTTCCGAAAAAAAGATCAAAGAAATTAAAGAAGGAGATGCATTTCCATGCATGGGCTGCAGAAGTTTCCTTACCGTAGATCGTTATAGTGAAAAGGTTGGCAACATTTCAAATGCCGGCAACTTTGACAAGCACAAAGGTCATGTCTACTACGGAAGATTCAATCAAGGTGTTGTTACATTAAACCTGGTTGACGTAGCATGTTCATCAAATGGGGATATGGATAAATTCTGGGAAATCCTCGATGAACGTCTCGAGCTGTGCCACAAAGCATTACGGTGCAGACATGAGAGACTGCTCGGAACTCCTTCAGATGTAGCTCCAATGTTATGGCAGCACGGAGTTTTAGCTCGTCTGAAAAAAGGCGAAACGATTGATAAGTTACTGTATAACGGATACTCAACAATTTCTCTCGGATATGCCGGTCTCTATGAGATGACAGAGAGAATGCTCGGTGTATCGCATACGGAGCCTACAAAAGGTCAGCCATTTGCGATGAAAGTTATGCAGGCTTTAAATGACGCATGCGAAAAATGGAAAGCAGCTGAAAATATCGATTATTCAGTATATGGAACTCCATTGGAGTCAACAACTTATAAGTTCGCAAAATGCTTAAAGAAGAGATTTGGAGTGATCCCAAATGTAACTGATCACGATTATATTACCAACTCGTACCATGTATCTGTTAGAGAAAAGATCAATGCATTTGATAAATTATCATTCGAGTCTCCGTTCCAAAAGTTGTCACCAGGTGGTGCAATTTCGTATGTAGAAGTACCAGACATGAAAGGAAATATTCCAGCCGTTATCGCAGTAATTCAGTACATTTATGAGAATATCATGTATGCTGAACTCAATACAAAGAGTGATTATTGTATGAAATGCGGATACGACGGAGAGATCCAGATTGTGGAAGAAGAAGACAAGGAAACACATAAGAAGAAACTTGTGTGGGAATGCCCGAACTGTCACAACAGAGATCAAAATCAGATGTCAGTAGCCAGACGTACCTGTGGATTGACGAACTAGTCCACGTTAAACAGGATAAATTGCGGGGAGGTCCCCATAATACTGATTCGCTAAAGCGGAACTGGAAACGGTATACGTAAACGCGGTACGCATTTAGAATGCAACAGCCTGAAAAGGTAGAAACCATAAAAAGAAATCAGAGTAGGGATTACCGAGTGTGCAAGTCACTCAGACGCATCGAAACACCTAACCTATTGTAAAAAAAAACAATAGTAGGCAGACAGTGATGTTTGCGGATTGCTTTACAATAAGCAATTGCTGGTGGACGTTCAGAGACTATAATTCCTGGGTTTAGTATTTGTCACAAATATGTAAGCAATTGTATAGTCCACTCCTAAATGAATAGTTTAGGTATTAAGGATATTGGTACACAGTTCTGGAATCAGGGAAGAACCGAAGAAATCAGAGATCGAGTTCTACATCTGTAAATCGAAAAGAGTCAGCCTACGGGTTGGCTCTTTTATTTTTGTGTGTCTTCAATTCACTCATATTTATATAAACCAAAATAAAGGAAGAAGATACCTATGATAAAAGAAATTGACGGATTTACAGGATATTTTGTATCAGATGAAGGAAAAGTATATTGTAATTTAGGAAAAGGGAATAGAAGAAATGGAAATACTATTGATTTATACGAGATAAAACCAAGACTAACAAAGAATGGATATGCAAGAGTTTATATGAGATGCGATAAAACAGGGAAACGTACTGATCGCTATATTCATAGACTTGTAGCAGAAGCATTCATTCCCAATCCACTCAACAAAAAGTATGTAAATCATATTAATTTTAATAGAAACGATAATCGTGTTGAAAATTTAGAATGGGTAACCGCAAAAGAGAACACAAATATTACAGAACAAGTAAATCATATTATAAGAGATGCATACGGTAGATATCAAAGCAACTACACATATACTTTAATGTAAATTTTTGATGTTATCTTCATCCCATATTTATAATTAGCTCTGTGAAGTGTTTATACTAATAATAATCAGAAAGGAATGTAAAAACTTATGACATCAAAAACAACTCAAAACCAAAACGCAACAACACGCTGGTCTGTAATGCTCGGTGTTAATCCCGGATATGATAATACGGTCCATTTTACGCCCGATTTTGCCATCCAAAAAGCTATTCCCTTCATCAGACAGCGTTTGTCCGGTTACTCAGAAGTTGCTGTAGAACCTGCTGCAGCTGTCTACAATCGGGAATGGGGATGTCCTGATGGCGGAGAAGTCGGCGTCGTTTTAAAAGGAAACGTGCGTGAAGATCAGAAAGAACAGATTGAAGAATCACTCGCTGCATTGATGGCAGACCTCGGTCAATCAACAGGTACAGTCGAATACGAATCATTCGGTATCAATGGCTGTGATACTCGCAATAGCACCTATATTCAGAACGAATACGAAGAAAACGTAGAAAGATCTGAAGACACCCTGATCAAATCAAGCTTTACGGATAACGAAAGCGGTATCCATTTTCGTATTCCATTGCGTGGAGATATGGAAGAGATCGGAAATCTGTTGCAGAATCAGATGGAGACCGTAGAAGATGGAGAGTATACGGTTACTGGTGTGCTAACAAAAGAGAGCGTTGCCGTGTATTATGAGGGCACACAAAATCTGGTATTCGCACCAGACTGTAATGCATATTTGGACGCCTTAAATAAGGTCGTTGAAACAGTGCAGGATTATTTGTGCGGAGATCCAGTAATCGACGTCTCATCAGTGGGCGACGAAATCAATGATGTTCCAAACAAACCGTTATTATCAGATGGAACTGAAGATTTTGATCCAGGCGATGACCTGTAATAACCAAAATCTAAAGTTCAAACCACAGAAACAGAATATTCAATCCTAACCAGAAGAATCGAGCCTCAAAAATCTGATACATTCAGGTATTTCGGGCTCTTTCTTTTTGGTTATGAAATCAGTATTTACACTCTTTGGAACCCATATTTAGTGCATCTAAAAAAAAGAAAGAGAGATGCACTATATGGATAACAAAATTATCAGTCTGTTTTCCGGATGTGGCGGAATGGATCTCGGGTTCGAACGAGCTGGTTTCGAAATTCCGGTCGCCAATGAATTTGATGCCACAATCTGGGAAACGTACAAACGAAATCATAAAAATACGCATCTAATTGAAGGCGACATCAGAAATGTAACTAAATCAGATCTTGAACCCTATCTTAAGCTGCAACCAGGAGAACAATTGGCAGGAATTATAGGCGGACCGCCATGTCAGTCGTGGTCAGTAGCCGGAGCCGGAAAAGGAATTGAAGATAAGCGAGGACAGCTTTTCTTTGAATACATTCGTGTGCTCCGGGAATTTCGACCACAATTCTTTGTAGCTGAGAATGTTCCCGGGATGATATCAAAGAAACATGCGGATGCGGTTGATCGGATCCTTTCTTTGTTTGCCGAGTCTGGTTACAACGTTTCCGTATACAAAACAAATGCTTGTAACTATGGATTAGCGCAAACGAGAGAACGGATCTTCTATATTGGCATCCGAACTGATCTTGATATTTCATTTGTATTTCCAGGCGGAGATCCAGAACATATTGTAACGTTAAAGGATGCTATTTGGGATTTACGAGACAATGCTGTTCCAACACTTGCAAGAAACAAGCGTAATCCTGTAGCGGTTAATAACCATGAATATTATGTTGATAGTTACTCTCCGGTATTCATGTCCAGAAACCGTGTCCGCAGCTGGGATGAGCCTGGTTTTACAGTGCAGGCATCCGGACGCCAATGTCAGATACATCCAAACGCACCTAAAATGCAGCAGATATCAAAAGATTCGTACTGTTTTGTCCCGGGTGCGAAAGATCGGTATCGAAGAATGAGCGTCCGAGAAGTAGCAAGACTACAAGGGTTTCCGGATGATTTTGAATTCATGTATGAAAATGCGAACAATGGATACAAAATGATCGGAAACGCAGTGCCAGTTAATATGGCAGAAGCGATTGCTGGAAATCTGATGAATGCATTGAAAGCCAGCCTCGATATTCCAAATAGTACTATGGAAGACTAAGCAAATTAGAGATCGACCTTATATTGGGGTTGGTCTCTTTTTATTTCCAGTGTTTTTGTGTGCAGTGGTTTTAACCCATATTTAGGATAACAAACACACACACAATAAAGGAGGAAACAAAATGAGTGAAGCAACAAAAATGAGTGAACCTGTACATGGATACAAAGTGTTTAATCCAGACTGGACATGTAAACCAATCGGTGGTTCAAGCAAACAGTATACCTGTCCAGGCAAATTCGAAGAAGAAGGAGAACTTGAAATTTGCGAACATGGAATGCATTTTTGTCAAACAGCTGCCGCATGTTTTAATTATTATGGATTTGACAGCAAAAACAAGGTTGCCGAGGTGATCGCCTATGGAGATGTTATAACAGACGGTAACAAATTGTGTACCAACAAGTTGGAAATCGTGCGTGAAATCCCGTGGGATGAAGTGCTGAGAATCGTAAATGTTGGAAAAAATTGTACTGGTTTACGTAATACGGGAAACGAAAATGCTGGGAACTGGAATGCTGGATCTTGTAACGAAGGAGACTGGAATACCGGCGATCACAACATTGGTGATAGTAATACTGGAAACTGGAACACAGGTGATTATAATGCTGGACGCTGTAATTCCGGAAACTGTAACACGGGATGTGCTAATGCTGGAAAAGGTAATACTGGAGGCAGAAACGATGGGGACTGCAATACTGGAAATTGTAATGAAGGAGATTGCAACACAGGTGACTACAACAGTGGAAACAGCAATACCGGAACCTGGAATATTGGAAAACATAATTCTGGTAACTGTAACATTGGCAACTGGAATACCGGGGATTGGAATAAGTCATTTTTTAATACTGGCTGTTTCAATACAGAAGAAACAACAATTATGCTGTTTAATAAACCATCGAATTGGACTTTTCGTCGTTGGTTAGAATCTGAAGCAAGGTTTTTGTTAATTCAGATGCCAAAAAGAACAGTCGAATGGGTAGATAAAGATGATATGACTGATGAAGAAAAAGAGTTGCACCCGACTTATGAAATGGCAGGCGGTTACCTGAAAAAACAGAAAAACTTGGATCTTATTCAGTCTTGGTGGAATAATCTTTCTCTGATAGAAAAAGAGGCCATCAAAGCGATTCCAAACTTTGATCCTGATATTTTCTACGAATGTACAGGTATCAGAGCGGACTAAAAATGCAAAGAAGAGACTTCAAATGTGAGGTCTCTTTCTTTTTGTTTCCGTTTCTTTTGTGTGCGATTGTTTAGTTCCATATTTAAGATAACAAATAAAAAGCACATATTAAAGGAGGAAACAAAATGAGAAAAGAAGTAAGAAATAAACCGGTACATGGATACAAGGTGTTTAATCCAGATTGGACCTGTAGCCCAGAAGATTGGGACTGCAGTCCAGAAGATAACACAAAACAGTATTCCTGCCCTGGTAAGTTTGAAGAAAAAGGTCCAATTTCGTTATGCAAACATGGTATGCATTTTTGCCAAAAGCTTGTGAATTGTTTTAGTTATTACAAATTTAATCCGAATAACAAGGTGGCTGAGGTGATTGCCTCTGGAGATGTAATAATTGAGGATCTTAACGACTTATGCTGTACAAATAAGCTTGAAATCGTTCGGGAACTCTCCTGGGAAGAAGTTTTGAGACTTGTCAACATTGGAAATAATTGTACTGGAGTTGGAAATGTTGGTCATCACAATAGTGGAGATTATAATGTTGGTGATAGCAATAGTGGAACATGCAATGTCGGTAACTCTAATACAGGAAAATGTAATACAGGAGATACAAATTTTGGACAGTATAATTCTGGAAATCGGAATACAGGGGATTGTAATACAGGAAACGAAAATTCTGGTAATTGGAATGTTGGTAACAATAATATTGGGGATGGAAACACAGGAAGTAACAATATTGGGAATAACAATGTTGGAGACTGGAACAAATCTTCACTGAATGTTGGCTGCTTTAACACAGAGGAACAAAAGATTACATTTTTTAACAAACCATCAGATTGGACATACAGAATGTGGTTTGAATCAAGAGCTAGATCTTTATTGAATCAAATCTCAATTATTAGATGGTCCTATTTATGGGAAATGACAGATGAGGAAAAGAATGAATGCGCTGAAAGTGAAGCAGCTGAAGCAGCAGGTGGATATCTTACAAAAGCGCTCTCGGATAATCAAGAATGGTGGAATGAACTTTCAGATAAAGACAAGGAAATCATTAAAGATCTTCCGAACTTTGATCCTGATGTTTTCTTCGAATGTACCGGAATAAAAGTAGAATAAAACTTACATTAGAGACTGACCGATTGGTTGGTCTCTTTTGTTTCCGTAGTATTTGTGTGCAGTTCTTTAGTCCCATATTTAGGACAACAAATAAAAAGCACACAATACAAGGAGGAAACGAAAAATGATTAATGTTACAAGATTAAGTGACAGAGCGTATGGATACAAGGTATTTAATCCTGACTGGTCCTGTAATCCGCGAGAACATGATGCACAGGGACAATATACTTGTCCAGCTAGATTTGAAGACGACGAAATGGATGTCCAAAGACAAGGAATGACATTCCGTCCGACCCCAATTGACTACTTCAAGTCTGGATTTTACAAGTTTGATAGCAATACTCATGTAGTCGAAGTAATAGCTTACGGCGATATTGGAAAAAGTGAACATGGTACGCTATGTTGGACAAACAAACTTGAAATTGTTCGGGAACTTTCCTGGGAAGAAGTTTTAAGTCTTGTTAATATCGGCAAGGATTGTACTGGAATTGGTAACACAGGCGAATGTAATACTGGAAATTATAACTCTGGTTCTGACAACGATGGTGACCGGAATGTAGGTTATTACAACTCAGGACGCGGAAATGTAGGGGATCATAACACTGGAGACCATAATACAGGAAACCATAACAGCAGCTATTATAATACTGGACATTACAATTCTGGGTACAGAAATTCAGGAGATTATAACGCAGGATGTTATAATACCGGGAAGTCAAATACAGGAGATTATAATACAGGTAATTACAATGACGGTGATTACAACACTGGCGATCAAAATACTGGACATCATAATACTGGACGCAAGAATGTAGGAGATAGCAATACAGGTTATGAAAATACAGGAAATAATAATACCGGAAACAATAACAGAGGAAAAAGTAATACTGGAAATTATAACTCTGGAAATTATAATACCGGAAATCGAAACATTGGAAACCGAAATATTGGCGACTGGAACCTGTCTTCCTATAATAATGGCTGCTTTAATACAAAAGAGCCAACAATTATGCTGTTCAATAAACCATCAAACTGGACTTATAGTCAGTGGTTAAAAAGTAGAGCGTGTCATCTGCTGAACGATATTCCAAATCGTACAGTTGAATGGATTTGGTCAGACAACATGACTGATGAAGAAAAAGAATTAAATCCAGGTTATGAAACAGTAGGCGGATACCTTAAAGTTTGCTCACAAGACGAAAACCGTAATATGGCTCAAAAGTGGTGGGATGAATTAGATGATTCTGAAAAGAAGACAATTCTTTCAATTCCGAATTTTGACGCAGACATTTTCTATAAATGTACTGGTGTAAATGTACAGCTTGAGTCCTAACAAAAATCAGAGACTGACCTTTTGGTTGGTCTCTCTTTTGTTTCAGGTGTTTTTGTGTGCAGTAGTTAGTACCATATTTAGGTTAACCAATAAAGCACACAATTCAAGGAGGAAACAAGTATGCCAGAGAAAAAAGATATGTCCAACAGTTGCGATTTCATGTATCAAGATTATTGGACAAAAGCGAACGTAACGCACGAACTCACACAGGAAGACTGGATGCGATGGTACAACGAACATTGTGCTAATTGTAAGTACATGTGCGAGATCTGCATGTACGGAGAAGACTAATCAAAGAATAGAGTCTAAAATGTTTGAGAGATTCAGACATTTCGGGTTCTTTCTTTCGATTGCAAACATGTTTCGTTTCCGGTTACTTTGTGTGTAATAATCTTATCCCATATTTAAGATAACGATGGACACACAAACAAGGAGGAAACAAAAATGATAAGAATGAGCAAAGAAGAAATCAAGAAGAGATATGGTTTAAGAGCAAACAGTCAGGAAAAGATGTTAAAAATGCTTTGCATGATAAGTCTTTTCGATTGGGAATTCCCAATGTTTGACCAGATTGATGAATTTTTCAAGACACAGCCGAGAACAGCAATCGAATGCTTTGATGAAATCTGGAAAGCAGATGATGCTCTTATAGTTTTAGACTGTGCGAACGCAATCAAAGAAAACGAACATATCTTTTTGGAGACGAGAAGCGGTTATGACGAAGTGAAGCCTTATGTAAAAGAATCCTGGAGTGATATCTTCAAGATCGAATCACGACCATTTCCGAATTATGACGAGTTGTCAAACAAGTATTACAAGATGTCTGATAAGGTTGCAGGAACAGAGTTGGAGAAGTACTTAGAAAAACCAACAATTCTGTATATGAACGTGCTTACAGTCACAGATGCAGGTAAGATTTTGTATAGTGCGTTAAGAGCAATCGAAAAACAGCTCTAAACAGAATAAGGGATCTCATATGAGGTCTCTTTTCTTTTTGTTTCCGGATGTTTTGTGTGTAGCAGTCCAGTCCCATATTTAAGACAAATAATTAAGGACACATAAAGGAGGAAACAAAATGAGTGATGAGACCAAAAAGAATGAATCTGTACACGGATATAAGGTATTTAGACCGGGCTGGACTTGCAGTCCATGCGGGAATACAAAACAGTATACATGTCCAGGCAAGTTCGAGGAAGAAGGAGAAATCGAAGTTTGTGGCAACGGAATGCATTTCTGTCAAAAAGCAGCAAACTGTTTCAATTATTATGGCTTTGACAGTAAAAACAAAGTTGCCGAAGTAATCGCTTACGGTGATGTCGTAACAGATGGTGATAAGTCATGTACAAATAAGCTCGAAATCGTGCGGGAGCTCTCCTGGAAAGAAGTATTAGATCTTGTTAATACTGGCAATGACTGTACTGGGTTAAAAAACACTGGAAATGAAAATGCTGGGAATTTGAATTCTGGAGATTATAATACTGGAGATTTCAACACTGGCGATGATAACAGAGGATATTGGAATTCTGGAAACCAAAATTCTGGACATTATAATACAGGATCTCAAAATTCAGGAAACAAAAACACTGGCTCTTATAATAGCGGTGGTTGGAATTCTGGTGATTGTAATTCAGGTGATTTTAATATAGGTTATGAAAATTCAGGCAGTAATAACACTGGATGTAAAAATGCTGGATATTATAATACCGGTGACGAAAATATTGGTAACTGTAATACGGGGGATAATAACACAGGTGATCTTAATAGTGGACATTTTAACCTGGGAGCTGAAAATACAGGCAATCGGAATCTTGGTGATTCTAATTCTGGAGACTGGAATAAATCATCTCACAATTCTGGTTGTTTCAACACCGAAGAACACAAAATCATAATGTTCAATAAGCCTTCTAACATGACTTATACTGACTGGCAGGATAGCGATGCATGCGCTTTGTTAGACAGTATGCCAGACGTATCAACAAAATGGGAAAAAGAAGCTTGTATGACCGATGACGAGAAGACTTCTTACCCAACTTACAAAACAACAGGTGGATACCTGAAGGTTATTAACAACATAGATGGTAGACAAAAATGGTGGAATGATCTTTCGGATTCCGACAAAGCTGTCATTAAAGCAATTCCAAACTTTGATCCTAATATTTTCTTCGAATGTACAGGAATCAAGGTAAATTAATCACAAACTAGAGACTGACCAATCGGTTGGTCTCTTTTTGTTTCCGATTTTTTTTGTGTGCCGCAGCCAAACACATATTTAGGATAATAAAAATGTTACACACAAAAAGGAGGAAACAAAATGAGTAAAGTGACAGAAACAAACGGACCAATACACGGATACAAGGTATTTTATCCGGATTGGACCTGTAGACCAAATGATAGGGCAATATCAAAACAATATTCATGTCCTGGAAAGTTTGTAGAAATGGGTCATCTCGATCTCAGCGAACATGGAATGCATTTTTGTACCCGTTTATCAGACTGTTTTTCTTATTATAGCTTTAATCCTGAAAACAAAGTAGCCGAAGTGGTTGCTTATGGAAAAGTTATAACAGATGGCAATAAGTCGTGTACCAATAAGCTCAAGATAATTCGTGAACTTTCATGGGATGAAGTATTGCATCTTGTCAATATGGGTGATCTTTGTACCGGGTTTGAGAATACAGGCTGTCTTAATTCAGGAAATCGAAATGCAGGCAACGGAAATTCTGGATCATATAACTGTGGTCACAGAAATGCTGGAGACTTTAATACCGGAAATAACAATTTCGGTAGTAACAACACAGGTAGTCAAAATATTGGAAGCGGTAATGTAGGTTCCTATAACATAGGTACAGGAAATACAGGTTATGAAAATTCTGGAAATTATAATTCTGGTCGCAAAAACACAGGAAACTATAATTCAGGATCGGAGAATTCAGGGAAATACAATTCTGGAAATAATAACATCGGCAGTAAAAACAGTGGTGATCATAATTTTGGAAACAGAAACACAGGTGACTGGAATCAGTCATCTAATAATTCTGGCTGTTTCAATTTAAAAGAGCACAAGATCATGATGTTTGATAAACCGTCAAACATAACTTATGAAGACTGGCTCTGTTCGGACGCAAGATATTTGTTAAACCAGATACCTGGACTCAATGTTGACTGGGTGTTCGAAGTAGATATGTCTCAAAAAGAAAAAGACAGACATCCAAGTTATGAAACAACAGGTGGGTACTTAAAACTACAAGATGATTGTAGTCGTGTTCAGTATTGGTGGGATAATCTTTCGGATACTGAGAAGGATACCATTAAAGCGATTCCGAACTTTGATCCTGATATCTTTTACGAATGTACCGGAATCAGAGTAGGGGTATTAAAAACAGATGTATCCGACAATAACGAACCCGTAGTCGAAAAACCCGACAGTGAAAACATCGATAGAGGTGAAACACTGAAGCGTATTCCTGATTACCTTATGCTTATAGACAAAATGCCTGTATATAACAGTCGTCATAGAAAACAGCGAGGAATTGATGATATCAAAAAGATTATGCGTGACCTTAAGTATGATGAGGAAGATATCGACGCTGTAGATGAACGATTCTGTGAGGGATTCGAAACTGCAAGACAGATTGCAACAGACATGTTAAGAGAAAGATATCATGAGTGTACAAAAACAAACTAGTTAAAACACAAGGAAGAGACTTCAATCGAGGTCTCTTTCTTTTCGTTTCCAGAGTATTAGTGTGCAGAAATCAGACACATATTTAGGATAACAAAAACATCACACACACAAAAAGGAGGAAACAAAATGAGTAAAGTGACAGAGACAAATGGACCAATACACGGATACAAGGTATTTAATTCAGATTGGACCTGTGATCGGTTAGATTGGGCCTGTAATCCGTTAGGATTCAAACCAAAGCAATATGCGTGCCCTGGTAAGTTTGAAATAAAAGGGGAACTTGAAATTTGCCATAATGGAATGCATTTCTGCCAAAAATTAGCAGATTGTTTTGAATATTATGAGTTCAACCCAGAAAACAAAGTAGCAGAGGTGATCGCTTATGGGAAGGTTCTTATAAGTGAAAGTGAGAAATATGGTAACAAATTATGTACCAATAAGTTAGAAATCGTACGTGAGGTTCCATGGAGTGAAGTAATAGCTATTACCAATCTTGGAAATAATTGCACTGGATTTTCTAACACTGGTGACGATAATGCCGGAAGTTACAACACAGGACATCAGAATACTGGTCATAGTAATACTGGAACTGGTAATGCTGGAAGTCACAACACAGGAGCTCTTAATGTTGGAGGTTTTAATACAGGAGATCGCAACCTCGGATACAACAATGCTGGTGATTATAACGCTGGTCATAGAAACACTGGAGATCAAAATGCAGGCAATAGAAACACTGGAAATTATAATCCAGGATTTGGAAATGTTGGAGATAATAACAACGGTGACATGAACACAGGTAACTGGAATTATGGAAGCAACAACGTTGGAGACTGCAACATTGGTAATTTTAACACCGGCGACTGGAATGCATCTTCTTATAACACCGGTTGTTTCAATACAGAAGAAACAACAATGATGCTGTTTAACAAACCATCGGATTGGACTTATCATGATTGGTTAGAATCCGATGCAAGATTGCTATTGATGAGTATGCCGAAGGAAACTATTCAATGGGTAGACAAAGAGGATATGACTGACGAAGAAAAAGAGTTAAATCCAAGTTATGAAACAGCAGGCGGATACCTTAAAGTTTTCTCACAAGACGAAAACCGCAATATGGCTCAAAAGTGGTGGAATGAATTAGATGATTCTGAAAAGAGATGTATCTTTGCGATTCCAAATTTCGATGAAGATATCTTTTATAGATGTACGGGAATCAAAGTGTATTAAACTCACACTAGAGACTGACCGATTGGTTGGTCTCTTTTTTGTTTCCAAAGTATTTGTGTGCAGCAGTTCGTTCCATATTTAGGATAACAAACAATTACACACATAAAAAGGAGGAAACAAAATGAGTGAAGTAACAAAAATGAGTAGACCGGTACATGGATACAAGGTTTTTTATTCAAATTGGACCTGTAAACCAGCAGGAGCTAAATCAAAGCAATATACCTGTCCTGGCAAATTCGAAGAAGAAGGAGAGCTTGAAATTTGTGGTCATGGAATGCATTTTTGTACCCGGTTATTAGATTGTTTTAATTATTATTCGTTTAACCCGGAAAACAAAGTTGCTGAAGTGGTTGCTTATGGAGATATCAAAACAAATGGTGAAAAATCTTGTACTAATAAGCTTGAGATCGTACGTGAACTTTCCTGGGAAGAGGTATTACATACTGTTAATACAGGTCTTGGTAATTCCGGTATTGGTAATTCTGGAGATTGCAATAAGGGGAATTGCAATACTGGCGATCAGAATTCTGGACACAGAAACTCTGGCGACAGAAATCTTGGATACAAAAATACAGGTTGCGAAAACTATGGAAATCGAAACACAGGAAACAATAACATCGGAGACAATAACGTAGGTGATAACAACAAAGGAGATCGAAATGTTGGTGATTGGAATTATTCTTCGTTCAATTTTGGTTGTTTCAATACGGATACAGCATCAAAGATGATGTTCTTTAATAAACCATCAGACTATACTCCGCACGATTGGTTTGTATCAAGAGCCAGATCTTTATTATGCGACATTTCACTCATCACGTTGGACGTGAAAGATAATTACTATGATTACTATGAGTCAGTCGAGGATAGACAGAACTGGTGGAATAACCTGTCAGAAGAAGACAAAAATGTCATCAAAGAGCTCCCAAACTTTGATCCAGAGATCTTCTACAGATGTACCGATATCAAAGTAGACTAAACTTACATTAGAGACTAACCGATTGGTTGGTCTCTTTTTGTTTCCATTTTTTTTGTGTGCGATGATTCGTTACATATTTAGGATAACAAAAAAAAATCACACACCGAAAAGGAGGAAACAAAAATGAAACACAATGTAACAAACAAGAGAGGATTATTAGTTTTAGCGGTCCTGATCATGTCTTTGTATCTTACCGGCTGTTATTATTCTGATCTTAACGAGAATTCAAACGAAAGCACTCAAATAACAGAGCAGAGAGCGGATTCAAAATCAGTATCTAATTCTTTAGAGCCGGTTTTTGTAAAGTACGATGACACATGGCATATCTATTATCAAAATCCAGATGACAACGAAATTAATCGTCTGTACGATAAGAATGGATTAGATGTTGGACGTGTTAGATCGTATTACAATTCCGCCCATGGCGAATACAATACCATGAGATTATCCTTTGAGGACGAAAATGGAGATCAGAACTACTCCTATGTTATGGTCGATGCAATTCTTGATATCGATTCATATCGTTTATCATTAGAAAACGAAGGAACTGACGACGACTGGTCTGCGCTCGGTTTAGAGAATCCGAACGAATAGGATCCGTCAAAATCTAACCAAAAACGAAAGAAAAAAAAAGAGAAAAGAACCTGCATACAAATATGTGGGTTCTTTTTCTTTTGGTTACAGAAGAAACGGATCCGAAATCTTAAGAAATCTGACGAAGTTTTCAAAAAATGAGCCTTATTAATGATAGGAAAATAAACTATTAACAAATTTACGTATGTAAGGAGAAAATATTATGTTAGATGCTATATTTGGTGTTTTGCTTGTTGGAACTATTTTGTTTGGTATTCTATCTGGTTCTGAAGATCGTGGTGTCGCTATATTGGAGATAATTATCATTGCTATCGGATGTATATACTTTGGTTGGTAGCAAGATGTTTTCGTATCTAGATGTTTTTGTTGCCGTTATTTCATCTCCAATTAATCGGATACAAAAAGAGAGGGCAACGAATGATCCGTTACACAGTCAGTGTACCTATTGTTATTAAACCCGAACGAAATACATATTTAAGATAACCAACAATTACACACAAAGAAAAGGAGAATATTATTATGCTTATCTTTTTAGTCGCACTTATTGCTATGATTGTTTTCTATATCGTATACACAGAAACGATGTTTACAAGCATTGGTGAAATAGCAGAAAGGTTATCATCCATTGCGTTTTGGGTTGTTTTCGTTTCCTTTATCATCTTTGTTTTGGTTCATATTGGAACAGACTCAAAGATTATGAAAAACGAGATCAGATACAACGCTTTGCTTAACGAAGTAAAGATTGCGGATGCAGGAAACGATGATGCTGCAAAAATATTAGCAATCAAAGATGTTTCTGAATGGAATCAGAAAGTCAAAGAAGATAAATACTGGACGTACAATCCATGGACATCCTGGTATCATAACGAGAAAGTTGTCGATGCAGAAAAGGTTATCAAGTTACCATGGAACACAGACAACGATTAACAAGAAAAAGAGAGTCTGCCTTATGGCGGGCTCTTTTCTTTTCGTAGCCTGATGTTTTCGTTGTCGTTATTTCGTGTCCGCTGAAGTTGATTTTATATATAGTGTCCAATAAATCGGACACAAAAAGAGAGGGCAACGAATGATCGGCTACAAAATTACGGTATCTGTTGTAATTGTGTTCGAACGAAGCACATATTTAGGACAACAAACAAAACGTACACATATAAGGAGGAATTAAAATGTTATTATTTTTATTAACCGTTGGAGCTATTTTATCAATCATCGGTGTCGCTTTGTTAGCAGTCTGTCGTATCAAATATAGTTACGATGCAGAGGCTCTTGGTAAGAGTTTGCTGACGGCTGGTATGCTGCTTGTGTTTATCGCTGGCGGCGTATACATTGGCGTAACATACGTCAATCCAATGATCGGTGCATAAAAGGAAAGAGCTTGCCTTCATGGTGGGCTCTTTTCTTTTCGTAGCCAGGTATTTCGTGGGCGTCAGCTCGTGTCTTTTTATTTAGTTTTATAATATCGAGTCCAATAATCCGGACACAAAAAGGAGCCCACTAAAAAAGCAGGCTCAATTTCTTTTGTTTAACAGCAGACTCCCAGAAATTTTGCTATTCTGGGATCAAAATCAGAATCGATGTCCATCATCATATCCTCATGAATCTGTTCGAGTTCTGCTTTTTGAGAAGCATACTCAGATTCGTACAAACCTGTTGCAAACTCTAATTTTGTAAGCATTCTTGCGAAATACTCTTTGTTTGCATCAGAGTTTGATGAGTCTCTGATCAGAAGACAGATATCAATCGACGTAATCTGCGTACTGATTTCACGCAGGGTGTTTTTTGAAACGACCTTATACATAGTTATAAAATCGTCATCCGGATCGTCTTTTGACAGAATATAACGTTTTCCATCATAGATAAATCTGATCTGACTTTCGGTCACCTTTGCAATGTAAAGGTTGCTAAGATCTTTTATTTCGATACTGAAGTCTGCAGTATCATTCTTTAAAATACGCATGTTCAATTCCTCCTTGAATGTGTATGCATTTATTTGTTGTATTAAATATGGGATTGAAGAAAGCGAAATAACAAAAAGAAAAGACACACAGTAATAACTGCATGTCTTCCTTTGCGTTTACAATTTATTTGGACTCGGCGACTTGCTTGAGGAACTCTTGTACGTCATCACGTTTCAGAAATTCTTCTTCCTTCTCATCTGTAAATAAGGAGAGGTCAGATTTTGAAGCCAAAGCCTCTCTGTAAGAATGAGAAGTAATATCCAAAGCTGTCGTTGCTTCACGTCTGGAAATTGAAGTCTCTGCTTCTGTCGTAACAGGATTGTACTTTTTCCAGTATTTCCGATGAAAGTACAAAACTGATAATGCATCTTTGTTTATAAGTGCATTGATTGGCACATATAGACGATGGTACTTGGTTTCTCCGTTTTCAGATTTTTCTGGGAATCCAACAGAAATCATGTCGGTATACCTTTCTGGATCATTCCAGCGCAAATTAGGATTAGATATCGGTTTTTCTTCCCAAACATGATCATAATCTTTCATATATGGGAAATCTCTTCCCAAAATCTGCGGAAGTCTCATAGCTCCAATTGTCTCATCTGTGTAGGATTTTGAACCGTGACCAGATGTTGTGAACCATTCATCATTGATATCCTTAATCTGGTCATTAAGTCTTGCGATTTCTGCTTTGATATCATCGATCTTCTGTTTCTTTTCTGCCCATTCGTCTGCGTATAAACCGGTCGCAAATCCAAGTTCTGTAAGTGCCTTTACAAAATATTCACGATCGATATTACTATAAGTCACAGTACGTGGGTGACGCTTGGATACATCTTTGATAAACCATAGAATGCCAATTGTTTTGAAAGTGAAGCTTATGAGTCTCATTTTTACAAAACCATGATCGTTTGTGAAAATTCGTTCATAGAAGTAAAGCAAAGAAGTGTTTGCATCACTGAGATCGAGAATTGCAAAATGCCGATCTTCGTAATCAAAATACAGCTTTCGAAGGGTAACCTTTGTGATTCGAAGTTGCATGATATCTTCAATGTTAAGTGGTGCTGGATTGGAATCATCATTTCCGTCATTAGAGTTACCAAGTCCTGTTTTATTAATATTACCCATTGTTTTGATCTCCTTTCGTTTGATCTGTTTTATTTGGTATTCTAAATATGTGTTTTGTCAGGCGCAAACACTTAGAAACCATCGTTTACAGGTCCCCTTATGAATCTTAGCTATAGGAAACATATATTGAACAACATTAGTTATAGGTTTCACTTACACATAACGCCTAAAACATGAAAATACAAACAAGCAAGAACAAAAAGAGACTGGCATTGACCAGTCTCAATTTTTGTTTATCATCGTTCGAAGCCTAAGACAGAAGCGATTTTGTCTGCCAGAACATCATAATCTGTACCATAGATGATAGCAGAACAGTCGTCTTCCTCTTCTCGTTCTGGATTTGGAATATCATCAGTCGTGATTCCTTTGTCGTCCAGGAAGTCCTCAAAAATATCGATGAGCTGTCCGATTAATTCTGGCTTTTCAGTATCAGCAACTTTCAGTTCCCACGTTGGTTTGAATGTACTCATATTGTTTTCCTCCTTGAGTTTAAATGATTTGTTATCTTAAATATGTGCTACATGGTAGCAATCAAAGAGTATTCTATAGCTTTCGGAATCTATACAACTATATTCTTAGTTTAGGATCAAAACTTGCACTAGTGTTGTTATAGAATACCTATGAACGGTTCCAGGGTAGTAATCGAAGAGTATTCTGCAGCTTTCTGAACCTATACTTCGTATTCTTAAAAACGTATCAAAACTTGCACTAGTGTTGTTATTGAATTCCACTCCTTTGGAGTACAGGTTACGTGAGATAAACTCCCGTGATACCTATGCTCGGTTCTAAGGGTATGATTCGAAATATTTCTGTTTCCTTTGCTTTTTCGTTGTCCATATTTAGGATAACAAAAACAATGAATAACAAAGAAGAAAGGAATATAGATTATGTTTTTATTTAGCAGAAAGAAAAATCAGGGAAAGCAAAATATATTACGTGCACCTAAGAAACCGAATTATGAGTTTAAAACCTATCAGTTACCGAGTGGATATTGCGGTCCAACGAAAAGGCTCGGAAAAGATGTATTGATTCCATTGAGCCCTGAAACAAATACGAATGTCTTAGTACTCGGATCAGCGGGCTCCGGTAAGAAATACAGTTATATCGAGCCCAATATTATGACCGCAGATCATCATAGTAATTGTATTGTTTATATGGGAAAATCAGAAGCCGAAGATATTATCGAACGTATGACAGAAAGAAAAACATTTGAGATTGACTTAAGTAAACGACCAATCGATTACTTCTCTTTGATTACTGATCGTGTGGATGCGGAACGATTCGTAAACAAAATGTTTGATGCTCACAAATTTCTTTTTAATGACGAAAAGACAGATGAATTCTTTCTGAAAGCCGAAAAGAAAGCTCTTTTAGATATCATTTTGGTACTTCTTGACCGTCCTGAAAAATGCAATCACAAGAATATTGTTGAAAAGCTATCTGGGGATACCAGCGGAGATGCTGCTTATTGGTCAGAAACAATCAGATCTCTATCTTCGACTGTCAGAGAAAGTGTGGTTATGGGCTTGATTGTCAGACTTAACGAATTGTTACCAGGAGACACAATCGATCTCTCAACTCTTGTTCATGACTTTATGCATAAAACAAATACTGTTTTATTTGTTGAAACGGACTGGTTTGAAAAAAGCGTTTACGAATCAATCTTTTTGGATGAACTCGTGTACCGGTATACAATGATGTATGACGAAAAAGCCCCGATGACGAGAGTGATTATGGATGAAGCGAGTCTTTGTTTTTATGATACCAGATTGTTTTGTGTTGAAGCACGTCGATTCAAATTGAGTGTTGATTTTATTTATCAGTCTATCACGAATTTGAAAATGCAGCATCCCGATGACTATAATACAGTCCTTTGTAATGCAATTGCAATCGTATGTTTAGGAACCAATGATAAACCAACGATCGAATTTTTGACAGAAGCAGCCGGAATTACAACAGAAGATGCCAAATCCTCACTAAATTATATGATTGATCTACGTGTTATGCCACATGAAGATGAGCTTATTTTGTGTCCGACTTTGGATAAAAATCCAATTGTTGCAAGAAAGATCAGGTTTTAAGAAGTAGGGCTGGAATTCTCGGTTAATTGTTTTGCATGTATGCCAAAATTGAATCAGAACTGTTTCGTTTCCGGTGACGAGATTTCTATATTTTGAGCCTTATCATAAGCAAACGAAAACACGTGTAAATTATGTTGGCTCTGGAAGTTAGAAATCAGAACAACCGGAAACAAAAACATGTTGCGAACAGAAAGGATCAGTTTTTATGGAAATAAAAGAATTTAGCGTACGAGAAGTGAATATAGCACTTGATCCATCCTGGACTCCAACAAATCTGCAAGTAATATTCAAAAAGATCGATGAAACCAGGTTTCGAGTTTGTGGGATTCGGTATCGATTTGGTGGGGATCCTGTACAGAAACTTTATGGGATTTTTGATTATGATATCAATATCAGTGGAGCTCCGATAGATCGTACCGATAACATCTTGAAACAGTATTATCCTGGTGGAATCGAGGAAGTCAAAGAGATTTTTGGCTCAGAAGCTAATTATGTGATCGCCGATTCATGGATTCCATATATAGTTCCTCTTGATCCATACGAGATCGAAGAAGAATATACATCTGAAGACGAAGCGTTGAGAGCGATGCAGGAATATATCAAAAGTGAATTGAATGGAGAGCAACCAGAATTTGAGAAACACAGGCAGTGTCCATCCAGCATGATTAGATCGATTACAAATTGTGGTGTAGCGAAAAGTTAGAAATAAGTTTTTGTTTTCCGACACATGTTTAGGGTAACAAATTGAGAAGGGGAATAATTATCATGATTAAGATACCAGAAATAACATCAGCCGAATTATTAAATCGATTGGAGACAGCTTTGTATTCGAACGAAGAATTAGAACATAGTCAGCACTTCCAGGACGTGAAAAATATGGAAGTGAATCCAGACGACATCGATTCTGATTTACAGGGACCAAATCCGGCACAGATGCAGACTTCTACACAAAGTTTTGTTGTATGGACGGACGATTTGCAATGTTTGATAACGGGCGACCTGGAATGCGCTGACGAAGATCTCGATCGCTAATGATCATTGAACAATACCTGCGGATACTCATAATGGGTGCCCACAGGTATTATTTTTGTTTTGCAGATATCTTTCCCGGCACATATTTATAGTATCCAAAACAAAACACAGAAAAGGAGAAATATTATGACACCAGAAGATTATTATTTAGAACAAAGAGAACAGGTTCATGATGACGTCGTTAACTTACAGGAAAAAGCTTTGCGTCTTGCGTGCAAAGAGTGCGGGTTAACAGAGGAAATCGATGAATTTGAAGTGATCTCAAGCAGCGATGAGATTGCGAAAACTGCATGGTACAAAGGTATGTATGCAAAACGAGTGAAATTCGAATGCAGCGAACTTAATCTGACGTTTTTCTATGATGCATATGGTATTGCAACATACACTTATGCAGGCTTTTCTTCGAATGCAGATACTTTAGAAAACATCACAAAAGCGTTCGCAAAGGCAGAACAGTTGCGAATCAAGATGGACGAAATCATGAAACGAATGATTGAAGAAAAGGATAAGGGTAAGGAAGAGGTAAATTGTCAGGAGAAAGAGGACAAGAAAACCGGATTTATAGGAAAGAAGTACTCAGATACTAAATTCGTATTCGGCGAAGTTCGATCTCAGCTTGATATGAAAACCTTTGAAGTCCAGTATGTAGCTTGTGCAACGGGTATCGATCTCGCAAACTATAGTTTGAATTACCTCAATAATGTCGCGATGATGTATTTCGATGACGGCATTGATGAAATTCAGAATATATACAAAGAAGATGCAAACCAGATTTTGGCAGAATGCATATTCAAAGCGTTATCGACATCAAAAATGGATTACATGAGCGGATTTTACACACTGAAAACCGAGGCAGAAAAAGATCTCGGAAAGTATGTAGATCAGCTTTTGTAAACGTATGCAACGAATGCATCTATAGTTATCTCATATGGGATTCTAGTAGGTGCATTCTTTTATTTCAGTTTACAATTCGGTAAAGGCAGCCCAAGTAAAGAAAAACACCCACAGGATCTCCAAAAAGAATTTCCATGAGTGTTTTCTAAAATTTAGGCTGCGAGGGCTGCGAGATGTGCGTTGATCTGTCCTCTGACTTTTCCGCCAATTCCGGATTCCAGTGTATGAATAAACACTGGGGAAACGAAATCGGTATCACAGTTCATAAGGATTTCGATACGCATCTCTTTTATGTAGTTTGGTTCTGTTATTCTTCCACCTTTCTTTCCTTTGTATCTGTTCTTGAGTGATTCGCATACAGGAATGTCATCTCCAACACGACCTTCATATCTGGCAATCATGAGCCAGTTTACAAGGTTTGCAAGCTCATCATCCGTGAAATCAAAATCACGTTTCAGGTACAGAATAAAACCGTCCTGTTCTTTCTGATTGATCTTGTCTGCCTTTGTCTTCTTCCAGAATTCTCTTTCGTTCCTGTGAGAAGCTTTCCATGCAGGCTGTTCTCTTAACGGAATTTCTTCGATCTCTGGTTCGTATCCAAAAGCAACTCGCATCTGGTTGAGACGTTTCATTGACAGGGTTTCTGCCTCAGCGTCTAACAAGATCTGATTCAACTCGTTGTTTGTATGACGAGAAATAATGAACCGGTAGCTTGTTAGCTTCCGAAGTTTCACATACTGTCTCAACATGCTGAATGTTAACTTTGGATAGCGTTCTTTTGCGAGTTCGCCAATCAATCTGCAGTACAGGCCTTTGATTCTTATCTTTAAGAAACGACCGTAAAAGAAATTGTTTCGGTTTGCTCTTGTATCACCAAGATAACCTGAAACGAATTTCCATGTCAGTTCGTTCCAAAGGTCAGAAACCATTGGGCTGATCATGTCGTAGATCTCATCGTACGAATACTGCTGATACAGGTACATCAATTCGTCAACTCCGTATTTGCCGTACATACGATTTACGATGTACTTCAGATTTGACTTTGTCTGGCTGTATTCGTTTAACCGGTTACGACATTTCATTTCCAGGATTTCGTTTCCTGTACTTCTTGCTACAACAAAAAGAGCAGCAATCTGAATCATATCGAGCTCGGTCAGGTCGGAAACAGTACGGCTAATCTCTACTGCCTCCTCAAAAGTGGTTTTGGAATTAAATAACTTAATCATGGGTGTTAATCCTCCTTAAAAAAAATGTTTTTGTGATTGTTCCTGTAAACAATAAAAAAGGAGGCGCACCAGTAACCTGATTTGTCTCCTTTTATGATTGTTTATTTGTATACGATAAATATGGGATGAATGAGCGTGTTCTATTTGTTTGTTTCCGGCATGCGCATATTCGAAAAATAACCGATTTTGTTAATTTGTTTGCAGTGATTGAAACCATATTTAATGTATCAAAATACCAATAAACACACGCAAGGAGGAAACGATTATGGCAAAAACTAGAGAAATTCAGTGTATTCATTACATTTGTGAGGGAAATTGTGATTTAGGAAAAGAGGGAACGTTCCGTCATCAGTGCCAGACCTGCAAAACTTATAAGAAGAAACCAGGGGGAAAACCGGCACGTACTGATAACAGACGTCAGAAACTGGATCGGATCCAGAGAAAGGAACGGTACTAGGCTATGGGCGGCGACTGAAAACAGAATAAATGCAAACGAAAGAGGGTGGCTATTATGGCTGCCTTCTTTTTGTTTGCAAATAGTTTACACATATTTAAGGATAAGTATAGGACTTTCGGTTATTCTGTGTGAACGAAAGACGAGTTTTTCAGATTGTGAGCCTTATTAATAACAGGCAAGTAAGTTATTCACTTAGATTGAGATCGTAAAAACAACAATACGAAGAGGGATACAAAATGAGTAAACAAACAGTAAGAACAGAGAAAGTTACGAATAAAGAGATTGCAGAGACAGGAGCTCAGGCATACGAGCTTGGAAGAGAGTTTGGAGATTTTGGTGATTGGTATTTTAGCAAGAGATTTCCATTGCGATGTGAACTTGATCTCGAAATGTTAGAAGAAATATATAACCAAGGGGCAGAGTCTAAAGCAAAAGAAACTGTATACGTGAACCGACTCTGTGTTTTCATTCATGGAAAAACGAATACAGGAAAGACATATACAAGTGTCGAAGCCTTAAAACAAATGGGATACAACCATTTTTATGATATTAGAGGTTATGGTCCTGCAAAGTTTCGTAATATAAGTACATCAGTTCAAGCAATTTTACTAGATAATTGGACTGATGGAAAATATATGTCGCGATTCTTAGAACTCTGTGGAGATAAACCAGTTAAGATTACGCACCGAGAAAAGAACAATCAGTATTTTGTTGGAGATATGATTGTTGTTACAAGTACAGAAAGCTTTGATGAATGGGCGAAAACATGTAGATTTACACCAGAACAGACAGAATATCTCAGATCTCGATTCTACATTTGCGAAGTCGGAAAAAAGATGCAAATCCATTGTGTGTCAATTATAGATAGAGAAACGAAAGAGCAGCAACAGGAACGGTTGGGTAAATTCATGGATTTCGCACAAACATACAACAAACTTATCCTGGATTACATTAAACCTGGTAAATGGTTCAATAAGAAAATGCTTGAGTTAGTAAATACAAGTAACCATGACCAGTTAAAACGCTTTCTAAATTGTTATAAGAATTATTGTAAAATGTATAGGAATCCAGTCAAAGTAAAAAGTAATACAGTGAGACTTAAGCGAAATCGAAATAAACTTCAAGATCGATTCTTAAAAACGGAATAGAAAGGATTATTAACCTATGAGCACAGTAACAGCAATCAAAAATACAGAAAACTATGCATCGCGTATGGAAGGATCAATGGCAGAAAAGTTGTTTTTCTTAAATCAGATTCCGACAGATGCAGTCGACACAATCGTTGACTTTGGCTGCGCTGACGGATGTCTGTTTCAAGCCATGCGTCAACTAGGGATCGACTGGAAGCAGATTGAAATCGATAATGAGGTGGCATTTAAAGAGTTATTTTTGATTCGTAATCCAAACGCCACCTGGATTAGATCACAATACCCAGCATTAGACAATGTAGCGGATCCGAAACATTGTATACTAAACTTAAGCAGCGTCATTCATGAAGTATACAGTTATATGGATCCAAAACAGGTGGAATTATTCTGGAAAGCAGTATTTGAATCTGGATTTCAGTATATTGTTGTTCGGGATATGATTACAGTCGATGAAAAAAACACAGCTGCAAATATCTTTGATCTTGTAAAACTCAACAATAACGAAACTTATAGAGTACAAAAAGATGATTACGAACGCGTATACGGTAAGATCGCAACCAGTTATCATCTTTATCATTTCCTGTTGAAGTACCGGTATGTTGAGAACTGGGACCGAGAATTACACGAAAACTATCTGCCATTGACACTTGATGGTCTCATGGATATTATCTCGAACGGAAATTATGAGATTGTTTTCAAGAATCTGTATACGAATCAGTTTATCAGCAACCAGGTGGAAAACGATTTTGGTATCCAGATGCAGAACCCAACTCATGTTCAGCTTATTTTGAAACGGAAAAGTGAGGAATTATAGTTATGGCAAAGAACGTAGGAAAAGTATTCGAAGACGATTTTAAAGCATCCGTTCCAGAAGGTGTGTATTTTTGCAGACTGCATGACGCTGCACTTGGATTTGATGTGAATCACAGTACACAACGATTTTCGCTTAAAAGCCCTTATGATATAATCCTTTGCGAAAACGGTCAGATGTATGCACTCGAATTAAAAAGTCATAAAGAAAAAACACTTGGGTTCGGTACAAAGGATGCTCCAATCAAACGAAGACAGATTGAAAACCTGGTAAAAGCCTCTAATGCTGGTGCGATTGCAGGAATCGTGATCAATTTCAGAGACTTTGAGGAAACGTATTATATTGATGCCAAAACATTCTTGGAATTTATGGATACCTGTGGCAAAAAGAGTGTAAATCTTAATGATTCCAGAAAGATGGGCATCCGAATCCCGGAAAGCAAAAAGAAAACACATTCAAAATACGATATCAGGACAATACTTGACTTGAGATTGAAAAAGGGGGCGTAATCGTATGGTGTCGAAAGGAAAGATATACGGGGAATGTCTTGTAAAGGTGCTAAAAAACGGATCAATGCAAAAGGATTCGGCGCCTGAGACCGGATGCACATATGGAACCGGAAGTGCGGATATCGATCAATTTCGAACATATATAAGTTCCTGTTCCTGCATTCTAATGGATAGGCGACAAAAACGTATTGAATACTAAACTAAGAATAGGAAAGAAAATTATAGGAGAACAACATGCAAGCAAAAGCAGATCAAATAAGTGTAATAATGCAATCAACAACAGAATTATATTACGAGTTTTCAGAGTACTGTATGAATTTAATTCGCAAAGTTTATGGTGACCGACCAGTTGTATTTCCAATAGATATAGAAGCAATTGCGTCTCATATTGGATTCGAAGTGCATTACTTGGACTTTGAGAACCAGGAATCATGCACTACAACTGGCATCCTTAGTCGGTTAATTAAAGAAAAACAAGGCAAAATGGCAATTGTTGTTAACAAATTATTGGATGCAAAAACACAAAGATACGCAATAGCTCGCGGAATTGCAAAGTATTTGTTGAGAGGAGAAGAATCAATGTTTGAAGGCATATATGATACAACCATGATTCCTCAAGATATAGATACAACAACAGAAGACGTAATTGCATGTTTTCTGTTACTGCCATTAGATTTGACAACGTCTGAATTGAAAGAGTATTTGGGACGAACTAGTTCAAAGGAAGTCGATTCGAATACTTGGATTCGACAATTTAGTGACAAAAGTATGGTTCCGGTATATAACGCAGCTGTTGGTTATCAGCATATTAGACAAATTTTAGGATACGAAAGACAAAAAGAGTTCGAAAGCAAAGGATTTGACATCAACAGGATAGAAAATATTGACGAAATTATATATGCATAATCGTTACATGCGAAACAGTTCTTTCTGATATGAAAGGACTGTTTTTTTTGTCTGCAACTTGGGAACACATATTTAGTATACAAAAACAAACGAAAATGTTATTTCAATTAACAATTTGGAGGATAGATTATGAAAAACGGATTAAAAAGGATACAGGCAGTAGTACTCGGGGCGTTTGTTGTTTTTCTCACTGGAATGTGTTTTTATTCGAGTAGTAATATAAGTAATATCAAACGTATGGCATCTGAGTCTGCACGCCTGTCTTCGGATATTTTAAACGGATACGATCATGATGCGTACGAAAACTTTGATGCCGAACAGTTCGCATTCTTAAATGAGGGAACCCATGGAGAATTAGAGACTGATGAGTTACATAGTCTTATTTATGACGAAGATGGCTGGTCACCGGATAAACAGGCTCATTTTAAGACGATTCTTATAAAAGGAAACAAAGAAATAGCAACCTCAATTGGAAATGCAGCAGTGAGTCAAGTTATTAGCGACCAAAATGACACGGACAAAGAAGACATAACATTTTCCGTTATCTCCTTGTCAGAGAATATGCAGGCTGTTATGTTTTTGAGTGAGAAAGCAGCCTACTACGCGCATACGGAATGTGTCTCCAGTAATATGACAGTATCTTATGAAGCTGTTTTTGATGTCTCCGGAGATATTGTAACCGAAGACACAGAAGCCGGGGAAGATAATACAATTGTTATGGATACCGACACTGAAACGGCTTCAACAAAACCGGTTACGATTGCAATCCTTGATACCGGATATACGGGAGATAGTGACAGGATTCTAAAAGGAATCAATACAGTAGATGACGAGCAAAGAAATACAGAAGATGATAACGGACATGGTACCAGAATGGCAGAAATCGTTACATCAATGACAAACGATAACGTAAACATAATGCCAATCAAAGTGGCAAACAAAGACGGATTCGCTACGATCACAAGTACTTATGCAGGTATTTTGTATGCGATTGAGAAGGATGTTGATATCATTAATATCAGTATGAATGCAAGAGTGTCTGAAAATTCCTTCCTGCTTGCGGATGCGATTAAACAGGCTACAGATGCAGGTATCAAGGTAATTGTATCCGCCGGAAACAGAAGTATGGACGTAGCCAAAATAACTCCATCAAATATTCCGGAAGCGATCGTTGTTTCATCTGTAGATGTCAATGGGGAGTTTGCAGAATATAGCAATTATGGAGATACGATCGACTATGCAACGTATGGCAACTATGATGGCGTTGACGGAACCTCAAACGCGGCAATCAGAATGTCTTCCATGTATGCTTATATTATGGGAATTGATGGTGCAGATGCAGATGAGCTGATCAATTCTGCTGCCAAAAACCCAAATGATACAGAATGGGATGAATACTATGGATATGGTATTGTAAACCCATATGATGTCTATAAAAGAGCAGATTATGCTTTCGCATCCGGAATGTTCGATCACACACATACAGAAGGTGTTACGTGGAAAGGAAAAACGGAAACAGATCTTGGTCCAGGAATTATGGATCTTGATTGGAGGAATATAAGTGACGATGATCTCGACCTGTATTTAAGGGATACTCATTATGCATTCGTAGGAGAGTTTCTCTCATCATTATCAGAAGATGATATGAAAGAGATCAAAGAACGCAGTCAGATATTAAACAGCGATGTAGAGGAAACTTCTTTTGAAATCACAGATGAAGATGTATTACTAGGTGACGATCTAACAGAAATGGCAGAGATAAAAACACCGTTTATTGATTACTGTCTGAAACAATACGAGGAACACAAAGACGATTTGGTCATCTCCAACGCGAACACCTGGTGGTGGTATGATAACTCTGTTGGTTACCTTTACCTGAATGATATGCATGGCGTTACGAAGTTTACGATATCAGCACCTTATATGTCTAATTTTGATGAAGTAAACCATTTCAATTCTTCTTCTGTTGTGTCTGGGTTTACAACAGATAGTGTTGTAAAAGGAGACGCCAATAAGAAAGTGATACGAATCGGAAAGACGTCAGCTCAGTCAAGCAACAGTCCAAGTGTAACCGGAGCAAGAGCAGTCTCAGCAGGTGCTGCAAGTTTTATTAGTATCATTAAAAAAGGCGGCGAAACAAACGTATCCAAAAGTACGGCATCTGCTGCAAAGAACGATGCTAACGGAAGTTCTACATTCATGTTACAGTTTACATTTTCAAACTATGACATGGGAGAAGCATTAGAAGAAGGTCATTCCTGGTATACGAACTTTTTCGGAGCAGCAGGAACAGCAGAAGCATATGATTTTAATGTGAGACCATATGGCTATTTCGCAGGTGTTGATAAAAACGGAACAATTGCAAACTGGAACGTATCAAAAGCAAACGAATATTGGAATTCACATACAAACAGTGTTCCAGTTGGTAAAAAGTACACTGCAAGTCAAATCCCGCAAGCTGTCAACAATACAAAGAATCAGTATGTGAAAATGTGGCAGGGTGATGGGTTTAAATACAGCTGGGTTGATTTCTTCCAGAGTGATAAAGTATTACAAAACTACAATGAACTTACCTTTGTTGATGGTTCTGATTACAACAATAACGGAAATACAACGGAAACATTAACAGAACGAAATGTATTACAGACTTATATCAGGCTGGAACCGGATAAATCAAGTGGTTCTACACCTTATCCGGCTACAATCCGACGCAGCTCTCTTACAACCAGAAATATAGCATCCTCTGATAGTATGGATATCTGGTATTTCCCAGGCGGATGCAATTATACGGTTGCAAACGGACTCGGCGTCATTGCAAAATACGATGGTGAAAGTTATAGTACTGTAAAGAAGTTCATGAAAGATGTTGTTGGTATTAATTCGCCTTCAGAAGCTCAGATTGCACAATATTTTACACGAATTGATGCAAACGGAAATGGTAGCGGATTCAATACTTTTGTTTCCGGAAATAATGCAAAATATCTGCCACGATTCAGCGCTTCCGATTATTATAGTGCCCATAGATCACTGATCCAGTCATTTGAGCTCTATAAACTTGGAACCTGGGCATATAGATCCGTAAATGGACAGGGCACAAATGGCGGAAGCGGAGACAGTTACGGAAACACAGCACAATATGGAACGCCTGCATTGTTTACGAATGAATCTTCCTATGATGATAAGAAGAAAACGCTAACCGTCAGTGGTGAGACATTTGGATTAACAACTTACGCGAAATGGTCTGTTGGTGAAGACATTGTTGGAGAAACAGATATTCCGGAAATCCGCATTCAGACAACCGTTAACAACATTAATGTATATCATACGGTAGCACTTGCAGATAAATGGTATGACGACCAGGATATCGTTAACAACTGGACGAATGCATCAAAATCAATTACCGGTAAAAGTGAACAGGTAATGTATGGTCAGACTTATACAGATAGCGACGTTTATGCTCCGGTAATCACAAATTTCAAGGCTACTTCAGACAAACGTATTACAGTTGTGAAGCCAGATGGCAGTTCACAGATTTATGACAGCGCAACAAATATAACACAATTAGTAAGCGAAGTACTGGCTAAGCCAGGAATGAATGGAGCAACGGTTACAATAGAAACTCTATATGATGCTACGGGTCTTTCAACCTTATACGTAAGACCTACTCTTGGTAAATGGACCTATAATGGAGCAACCTATACAGAAGATAACCCAGCGATCATCACAAAACAGGTTGGAACACAAATTGGTATTCCAAACCCGGATATTAATACGATCAACTATGTAGCTTCTTTTGATGGCAATGGTGGAACTGCAAGTGAGACGTCAAAGAAGACAACACTAAGCTGGGATCACACTTGGACGCTACAGAAGGCAGACGAACAAGGAAACGCAATCGCTGGGTCTCCGAATGGAACTAAACTCGACCAAAGTGGAGATGCTTTTGATACTTCTGTAAACTATATGGACTACGGATCATGGAGTGGAACTAGCTGGTTTTCAAATTCAACCACACCTACAGATCGTGGCAATGGAATCGATTATTGGTGGACAGGAGTTTTGAATAATGTACCAACCGGTAAGAAGTATTTTATGGGTGGCTTTTCTGGAGGAACTCCAAGAAGTAACATAGGTAAAGGTTGGCAAACGCTTAATTATACCTATGATACATCAACAGCCACAACATTGTATATGAGTTTGCGCGCAGCTAGTTATTATTCAAATTTGTATAAAAATGGCGATTATTATTACGTTGATAAATATTATACTGACTCAGGTCCATTCGGTATTTTCCCTGCGTATACCAAATATGGGTTTGCGTACAAATACGGATCCGTAGAAGGTGCAACCGATGTAATGTCTCCAAATCTTTCCGGATCCACACTGATCACACTACCAACTGCTTCCAAACCAAATGCGACATTCCTGTACTGGAAACTGGTATACGACCCAGAACTTGATGATTCTTATACAAGCAGAACGTACGCAGCAGGCGAAACAGTTGACATGGCTTCGTTTAAGAAAGATGTAACGTTTGTAGCTCAGTGGTCTGACAATGTATACACTTTGACTTTAGTCCGTGACGGAAAGGATGACCTGCAGCCTGCATGTACCGATGGAGATACCGTCGCTTATGTATCCGGAGGTCGGTACACAAAAACAGCACGCGGAACAACGATCACAAAAATTGCGGTACCAACAAAATATGGATACGAATTCCAGGGTTACAAACTTGGAAATCGAACGGTAATCAATGCGGATGGAACGTTTGCAATAGATGCCAGTGAATATACATCAGACGCAACCTTATATGCAGAATGGACGTTTAAGAAATATAAGATCACCCTTGATTACTGCATGACTGGTCTTGTTAACAAAGACACAGCAGACCCTTATATGATGGAATATTATGACAGATATTTCGAAGACAGCAAAGGCATTATGACCACAACCATTGAGTACCCGAAAGTGAGAGGAAAGAATTTTGAAGGCTATTATACGGGTACGAATGGAACGGGTACAATGTTGATTGACGAATCTGGTAACATCCTCGTAAACACAACCTATTTTGACGCCGACCAGACTTTGTATGCAAAATGGGGTAATGGAAATTACGGCGTCCAACTTGAGTTTAATAATGGTCGAGATAGACGCATTACAGTAGACAATGTGAATATTCCTTATGGCGGAAAAGCAAATGTAGGTTTTAATGAGTTTGCATACATTCCAACGAAACCAGGGTATACTTTTGCTGGCTGGTATGACAGCGCATCCGGCGGAAACCTCGTATATAATCCAAACACCGGTGCCAAATTAACAGGTTCGATCTATTGGGATCGTAATGGTAATTACCAGTATTATGATACAATGATATTGTATGCGCATTGGGTACAGAATACGTATCTAGTGTCTTATGATGGTAATGATGCAACATCCGGAACAATGAAAGACGATACTCATATTTATGATACAGAAAAACAGTTATCAAAGAATCAATATGAAAGACATCAAGTTTTAGCATATGAAGATAGTGATAAAAAGTCATCTACAGTTATGATTCCAATCGCTTCTGATGAATGTGATCTTGAGTTCCAGGGATGGAATTCGAATATCAGAATTCCGAATGATTTACGGTTCAGTCAGTACGTAAGCTGTTTGATACCTAATACAAACCTTGGCAGCACCACATTTGAAATCGAAAGAAATGATGCCGGGCTTCCGATTACTTATACAGTTGATGATGAATCGATTGCAGATGTTAGGATCGATGGAGACCTGATCACAATTACTGGAAAGAAAACAGGAGTGACAACAATTACGTTACAAACTGGAATGGATGACACATATGAAATCACAAAGGTTACATATTATGTGATCGTACAATAATGAGAACCGGAGTATAGGGAACAGGTGAAAAGGAAACAACATTTTGAAAATCAGATTGTTGTTTCCTCTTTTTCTTGTTCCGAAATATTTCTCTGTACACTAAGCACCCATATTTAAAGATAACGAAATACGTATAGAAAGGGTATTAAGATGGATACAATTTATAGAAAACAGAAATCGTTTCTGATTGTTTTGACGTCGATCATTTTAATCGCTTTAGTGACAATGAAAGGTCCGCCGGAAGTACATGCGGAAACAAGACATTATAATGACGAAGAAACGGTAACAAATTTAACATCAATACAGGGAAACAAAGTAGATATGATTGCACAATGGAGTCAGGTATCAGTTACACTTCCGGAAGGTAAAAAGCCTGGATACAAATTTATTGCCTGGTATCAGGATCCAGAATGTACAAAATACATTGGAAAAGCAAACGATACTTATATTCCCGCAAAAGCAAACGAAACGTTGTATGCGAAATGGACTGCCATTGAATACACGCTGCATTTTGATACAAACTTAGATCACACAGAGACCGGAAGGTATGCGATCGGAGTTCCAACTGGGGATACATCAGATAAGAAGATATTCTTTGATGACCTATATGGAGAACTTCCAGAGATTGCGTTGGATGGATATGAGTTTTTAGGTTGGTATGATAAACCAGTCGGTGGAAATAAGATCAATAGTACGGATCGTTTCACACGCTTAAATGATAACCAGACAGACGGAAGTGATATGACATTATACGCACACTGGAAAAACTTTATTCCGGCAAATGTGAAGATGTATGCGAAAAATGATAACGGAATTTATGTAACGTCTGCTGATCTGGCAAATGACGTTAGTGTGTCTGAATGGTCTGATACGGCATATACCTTGTGGGCTCAGGCGGAAGACATCGGAGATGGGATTGCAAATGCAACTGTGACCAGAGCAGATGCCTATAGTAATGCTGTATTCGACAGAACAACCTTCAGTAAAGTAACAAGACTTACAAAAGAAAACGCAACCTTTAAGTCTTACGGTGTAGAGGGAACAACAAGTATCTTTTTGACCGTATCGGATACAGAAGGAACAAAAACAGACCGAATTTTGGATGGGTCTGTAAGTACGAAAAAGATGAACTTAAAAGTCGATACCACAGCACCAAAAGCGACAATGTCTGTCACACTTGGAACACATGAGAACCCACTAAACACAGTAAGCACCAAAAGCTGGCAGGATTGGGCTGTTTACGATTCTGTTGCATATGGAGCAAAAGTCACCATTACAATCAGTGACGAAAATGAGTATGCCGCTGGTGGTAAACAAGATGTTTCCGGAATCAGTCATGCATGGTTAACTGTGTTTGATACCGACAATCCAGACAACAAAACAGATATTGAACTCGTCGCTGATGGATCAAACAATGTATATACCTATGATTATGAAGACATTTTGAAGACGAATATCATGTTTCCGAATGTTATGAATCTAAGTTATGAACTCCATGTTGTTGATGTTGCTGGAAACGAAACGCCTGTGATCACAAAAACAACAGAGCGAAAACCAGAACTGTATTCGAAGGTTGAAAAACTAACAAGCGATGACCTTGGAGATCCATTATTGTTTAAAGCTGGATTCCGCGGACGTCTTTACATTTACACAACCGGATGGGTTGATACTTTGAGTCTCGAATGGCCGGATTGTATTGTAAAGAGTGGAGAATATGACGTCGCTCATGATGAACCAGGTATGATCTATAATGCGACTTTGATCACAAATGGTATGACGCAGGACATGACGCCTTCCAGTGATCCATTCGAGAGAATGTTGCAAGAAGCAGTATTAACTTCAGAATGCACAGACGATAACAATCCTAGCAGTAAAACGATCACAGTAGAAGCAGATGGAGAGAACACTGGATTCACAAGATGTTATGTGTTCGATTTCTGGGTTCCGGTTTATATTGGACTTCCAGAAAATCCAGATCATATTGACATGGGAATCATAAATCAGATTACAACGAAAATCATAGCAAATAAGTACTTAATTCGTAGTTCTGCAGAATCTGTCACAACAGAAACGGTAACTTCAATGGGAACATTTGATATGAGACTAGGAGAAGGATCCATTATGGATGATTTCCATACTTCGATTATCAATTAACAGAATTAAGAGCTTTGGGAATTATCTCAGAGCTCTTTTTCTTTGTTATTTGGCTGTCCATATTTATAATCGAACTGGGAAATTCCTTGACGAGTTTTCCAGATTTTGAGCCTTATAAAAATATAGAGACAAATACAAGAATTCATAATACAAAACAATAGAAGGAGACAAAAAATGCGAATGGCTAAGTTAAAAACACAACATGAGTTGAAGAGAATATTATCGATGATCTTGGCAATGTGTTTTGTAATCATGACTGTTATTACAGATACTTCGGTAACGGCACAGGCTGCAAACAATGCATGGTCGTTTTCATATACAGGAGGCATTCAATCATTTACGGCGCCAGAAACTGGAACATATACAATTGATGCCTATGGTGCGTCTGGTGGTGGGTGTTCAGATAAGGGCGGCTATTGGATTGGAACAAAAGGTGGATATGGTGGTCATGCCGCAGGATCTGTAACCTTAGTAAAGGGACAAACGATCTATATCGCTGTCGGAGGTCAAGGATCAATGTCATCTAGTTCTGCATCAGCAGCAGGTGGTTATAATGGCGGTGTTTCTGGTAACAGCGCAGCAGGTGCCGGTGGTGGTACTGGTGAAAATAGTTCTACCGGTGGCGGAAGAGTTAATGGTGGAACCTTCGGACGAGGAGCAAACGGAGCGAATGCACCATACCGTAATCAGGCTGGTGTTTACTCAATCGGTGCCGGTGGCGGCGGTGGCTGGATCGGCGGTGGAGCCGGAGTTACAGGACCATCAGTAAATGGTGGCGGTGCTGGAGGCTCCGGATATATTGGCGGAACATTATCAAGCATGCCACGATCTACTGTAAACGGCGGAGCTTCTACGTATAATAGATACAATAATGCAGATGGATCAAAAGATGATGCAAATGGTTTTGCATCTGTAACATTTGCAACTCAGACTTTGAATCCGAATGTTTCGCACACGATCAAGGCGACTGACAAAGCAGCTCCGGATACACCAAGTAATCTGCAGATCATTGACAGGACTAATAATCAGTTTGTAATCAGTTTTGAAGATACGGGTGATAATGGTACGGATTACTATGTGAGAGCAAACAGTTACAGTCAGAAAACTGGTGCTTTGCTCAAGACATCAAAAGGATATAATATCAATGTCACATCAGGAGTTGCAAAATATTTGTATGTTCTTGATACAAACAAGAATACAAAAGTAACAACGGCAAACGGAAAAGGAACAACAGATACTAAGATTACGATTACACAGGATGGTTCCGCACTTCGGTACCTGCATATTGCGACAATCGACAAGGTTAGAAATATTTCCGGAACCGCAACAATCGCAATCCCAAATACGACGACTTATACAGTAAACCATTATTTGGAACAATTGGATGGATCCTATAAATTTAAAGAAGCGGATACATTAACGGCAGCACTTGGTTCAAGTGTGACGCCTGCAACGAAAAACTATGATGGATTTACAGCACCGGCATTACAAACAATGACTGTCGACCCATTAGGTCTTACCGTGATTGATTACTATTACACGAGAAACTCCTATACATTGACGCTTAAAAAGGGAGAAGGAATCACAAAAGTAACTGGTGGTGGAACATACAAATACGGAGAAAAAGTTAAAATCAATGCTAATGTCGCATCTAAATTTGTATGGTCAAAGTGGACTGGAACGAATATATCAACAACACAGCAATATGAATTTAACATGCCAGCGCAGAATGTAGTAGAAACAGCAAATGCGATATGTACAGAAACCGGAGGAACAAAATCAACAGACGTGTTAAACGTTGTGTGGTCCGAAGGTGGAATGTCACACGCAACCGAAACATCATTTAGTGAGGGAATTTATACATCGAATACGGTTGATGGTATCACAAATAAAGTATACGGACAACTTGCACTTGATAATAATACGGTAGCCGGTAAACTTCATGTAAATGTTGGCGATACGATTTATCTGTATGCACCATCTGCTGGTGTCGAATATACAGATACAATCGGATATGCCGGAGCTTATTCCTTCAGTGCTGCTGGTGGTAAGGGTGGAGATATCTCTGCATACGATAAAAATGTTGGATTCGGTAATGCTATTGGTGGTTATGGCTCAGCGATCACAAGTGCACCAATCTCATATGCTCCGAAAACATCTATTAAATACCAATTAGGATCAAACGGCAGTAATCAGTCTTTTGCAAACTATGAAACATGGTATTATTATTCCGAAGATGAGATTGCTGCAATTGTTGGTAGAGCAGGCGGAGCGACAAAGGATGCAGGTTTATATGGTTCTCACAACCATTCATTCTGTGCTTATACAGTAACTTCACAGGTTGGTACCGCATCTTATATCCAGGTATCAGGAAACAACTATATCGTAGCAGGTGGCGGAGCTCCAGGGGCTGTTGAATTTGCCGCTCAAGCACAACTTGGATATTACAAAGAAATTCAGAATGGAAACCATGCTGACATCACTCCAACATTGCCGCCTGGGTATATTTTCTACAATCCAGGGGCAACCTCAATGTCAACGAGATATCATGACTTTGTAAGCCCACATGTTAACGCAAACCGAATTGCCGGTCTTGCTGTAAAACAAGGACTTAACTCCAGTGTTGGTAATTTTGTGGTAGATATGTTCGCCGGATGGATCACGACAGGACCTGACAGTAAGATCAGTCCAATCTATCCTGGTTATTCTGGATGTGGAGCCCGGGATGCTGATAACGTGTTCACACCGAATAATGTCGTAGCAACAACGATTGATACTTCTTACACTGGAAGTCCTTATGTGAAACTGAAATGTAATGAAAAGATACTTACTGTGGTAGACCCAACAAGAGAAGGTTATGAATTTATCGGATGGGAATGTTCCACTGGTAGTTCCGTAGTATCGCATACAAATAATATTACGACGATCAAAGTTACAAAAAGCGGTTCTACGATCACAGCCAAATGGAAAAACTTAAATCCAGAAAACGTAAAACTGTATGCAGTAAACGGAACCAATTCTTATGTTGTTACTGATAAATCAGCATCTGACACAACGGTATCAACATGGGTAAACACACCATATACATTATATGCAGAAGCTACAGATTCTGGTGATGGTATCGGAAAAGCTGTTGTCACACGTGTCGATAATGGACGTAACGATGTATTTGATACAAAAACATATTCCGTTGCAGTTCCAGCACTCACACAGGATAATGCAACATTTAAACCATACAGTGTAGACGGAACGACTAGTGTTTATTTGACGGTTACAGACAAAGAAGGGGCGTCCAATGGCAGACCTCTAACAGGTTCAACAAGTACGAAGAAAATGAATTTAAAGGTCGATACAAAGGCGCCGACAGCAACGGTTTCTGTTTCTCTTGGTACTTATAGCAATCCTTTAAACAAAGATAGTACTAAAACATGGGAATGTTGGAACGTTTACAACTCTGCCGCATACGGAGCTAAGATATCTATCAATCTCAGTGACGAAAATGAGAATGCTGCTGGTGGTAAACGAGATGTATCAGGACTTAATCGTGTTTGGTTGACTGTATATGACACAAATAATCCGGAGAACAAACAGGATATAGATCTTGTGAATGGTTTAAACGGAGCTTATACGTACAATTATAATACGGTTCTGGATATCAATAATATGTTTCCAAATGTTATGAACCTCACTTATGAGGTACATGCAACCGATATGGCTGGAAACGAAATGTCCGGAATCAAGACAACATCTGAACGGAAACCGGAAGTATATTCAAAAGTAGAGAGATTAACACAGGATGACGATTTGAATGATTCTGTATTATTCAAAGCAGGTTACCGTGGTCGTCTTTATATTTATACAACAGGATGGGTCGACACTTTAAACCTCGAATGGCCGGATTGCATTGTAAAGAGTGGCGAGTATGATGTTGCTCATGATGAACCAGGTATGATTTATAACGCAACATTGATTACCAACGGAATGTATCAGGGAATGCAGTTATCAGATAACGGAACAACAAGATTACTGCAAGAAACAATTCTTAAAACAGAATACACCGATGAAAATAACCCAAGCAGTAAAGCGTTTTCGATTGATGCTGATGGCGAAAATACAGAGTTTGCAAGATGTTATGTATTCGATTTCTGGATTCCTATTTATATTGGATTACCAGAGAATCCAGACCACATTAACATGGGAATCATAAATCAGATCAATACAAAAATTACCGCAAACAAATATCTTGTTAAGACATCAGCAGAATCCGTTACAACGGAAACTGTAACATCAATGGGTAGTTTTGATATTAAACTTGGAGAGGGATCAATAATGGATGACTTCCATTCTTCGATCATCAACTAAAGGAAACAGAGCTTTGAGAAAAATCTCAGGGCTCTTTTTCTTTGTCTGAAGCTTGCGCATATTTAGGATAACAAGACCGAATGAGAATAAGGAGAATTATTTTATGAGAAATACAAAAGGATTTGCATTAAGTCTCGTGTTCGCTATTATCGGAATCATTATGTTCATATTTTTCATTTCCACAGGGTTTCCGGCAATGGAACACGATGTAGAGGTATGTACAGAACCAGTTGAAGCTGTAGTTATTGAAAATATAAAGGAATACGTGTCAGACCACGAAGGTGGGAGCAAAACAGAATATAACCAGATCGTAGAATACACATATGGTAATACTTCAGTTAAGGCTACGCTTCTTCAGTATAAATCAGATCCAGTTCCAGAAGGATCTACGATTACGTTATGGGTTAATCCAGAAAAGCCAAGTCAATACATTAAAGATCGAAATATTGGTATAGAATCTTACGTCATACCAATTGCCTTTTCATCTGTGCTGATTTTGTTTGGAATTATTGGTATGAAATGCTGTGCAAGTGGAGTCGAAAAAGAGGAGGAATTTTAGGCTATGAAGAAAAACAAAGCGATTGCGTATTTAACTGCGTCGATTATTGGCGTCGCAACAATTAGATCAATCTTAAAATATAAGACAGACCGACAGAAAGAATTTACAGATTATGTGCTCAATCTTTCAGAGGCGGATAAAGATGATGTTTTTGAATTCCTGATTTCGCTTCCGAATGATGAGTTTTCGTTTATTGTCTCCGTATATGATCGTCTTTCCAGGAGTCTATCATTAGAAAACGAAATACGGGAAGCAGTCGAATCTCCGCATGCACCAGGAAACAGAACAAGGAATGAGATTCTCAGTCTTATAATGAAACATTTGCGTAAAAGTGAAAGACAAAAGATGATATCGTTTCTGAACAATCATGCAAACGAGTTAGAAAACCTGTTTCGATACGGACTTTTCAAGATCGATTCAAAGGATTTCTATGACTGGTTGGATTATTACGATGCAGCTGGAAAAACAGTAGATAAGAAACTGATCAAAAAGGTTGCTAAGATGTTAAATATTAAATTCAGTGATTATGAAATCGAACAAACGGAGGATGCATATGTTTCGTAAATTTTCGGGGGGGGGTAGCACGGTTGAACACAAGACGCTTTATAACTGCCCTGTTATGTCAAACGGTGCTACTTACTTCATTAGCCTTATTTCCGACAACGACAGCACAGGCTGCAACAACAGAATCAGTAACAATTAATCCAAACGGAGGTATTGCAACACAGATTGACGGATCAAGTATTACGTCAAGCGCATCAATATCACTTGGTAATCTGATTGCAATTGGAGAAACAAAATCATTTGACACAAGTACACAAACTATAGATTTTACAGGTACTTATTCATTTGATGTACAGGGTGGTAAAGGCGGAAATGCTACAATGACGGGAGTCGGTACTGCTTATGGCGGAAACGGAACAAGAATTGTTTCAAAACCGATCACTATTAATAGCGGAACTATCCTCACTTTTACAAAAGGAGCGGATTCGCATGATACAACAAAACCGGCACTAGCTCAGTTTACGAGCGTGACAGGTGATCATCAATTTGGTGGCGTAGGAACCGATACATGGAACGGAACTAGTATTATTGATTGGTACCAGTCTGTTTTTGGTGATGGCGGAAATTGTTCCTCTGTTACATTTGTAAATCATGCAATCTATGCAGCAGGCGGTGGAGCTGGGACCGTTTACCAATTTGCTTATGCAAAATTACCAACAACATATCAGGGTTCTGGTGTTTTGAACGGAATTAATACATATATGGATGATACAGATCATACTTGGGAGTGTAACAGCATTGATTTTGATAAAAATTGGTGTGCCATATACGGTGGCTCTTTTTCTGGTGGATCCGGACTATGGACGAACCAATATGGTCGTGGTGCAGGCGGTGGATACAAAAATGGTTCGTACGGAGGAGCTGGATCCAATGCATGCGCGAGCGGATCACCAGGACAAAACTATGTATTAGGTTTTGATGCTGAATATTCTGCACATATTGCGAAACAAGCCTACGTAAAGATGACTTGTCACAGTAAAACATTTACAATTGCAAATCCTGTAAGATCTGGATATTCTTTTTCTGGGTGGACCGTTGAGGGCGCTGGCGTTTCGTATACGAATAATGGAACATCATGCACATTCATAAAGAGTGCGCCCGGAAGTATGTCATTAAAAGCAAACTGGACAAGAAATAGCAACGGCACTGGATACAAGGCTATTATGGACCTAAATGATGGAACAAATACACCTGTTATCTTAAACAGTCCCGGTCTCTATTATGGAAATATGATCGACTGTGAATGGAATAAATACTGGAACTCCTTTACTTATACACCAGCTAGAACCGGATTCACGTTTGCAGGATGGTATGACAGTGCAACTGGAGGCAACCTTGTTTATAATCCAGCAAATGGAGCTATTGTTACTGGTAATAAATATTGGACAACAGAAGTTGTGAATGGAATTGTTACGTATAAGTATCAATATAAAGGAAATATGACATTGTATGCGCATTGGACTCCGATTACTTATTATGTTTCTTATAACGGGAATGGTGCCGATCAAGGAGCCATGAATAATAGTACTCATAGTTATTATATCAGTCAGAAACTGTCTAAGAATCAGTATATAACATCGCGTACGATCGCATACAAAGATGGTATAAATAACTCGTCTTCGACAATGTTTGCAATCCCGGACACAAAGAAATTGGCGGATTTCCTTGGATGGAAGGCAAACGTTAAGAATACAAATCAGTGTATTTTGAATCAATATGTAACATCGCTTGGGAATGTCTCGATCAATGATTCCGGGACAGTCGTGATCGATATATCTGATATCGTGTCTCTTGGTTCAAATCGTGAAACATTAGTTTCACAAGAATCAAGAGACGTCAATCAAGCACACCACAAAGCTTTGGCTTCGCGTGCACTTGACTCCGAAAATGTTGGCGTCTATCAGATGCAGATCCTAAGTAAAACCGAAGGTACTGGCGCCACAATAAATGGGAATCGGATTACCGTAGACTGGAATGCTGCATCCTGTGACCCTAAAATCGATCTGCTCGTAACCGTAAAAGAGGACTCTGAGTATGAAGCCGCTTATGCGAGATATCAATTGTTTGGAAAACAAGCTGTTACCGTTACATTGGATTACAATACATATGGTACCGGAAGCGCTACGAAGATCGAATCATTTTTGAATACACAGTATGGTAATAGATTACCAACAGCGAAAGATGTGCACGTGTACAATAAATCGGATACATTTGTGTGTTGGACGACAGAGAGGAATAATATTAAGACTAAAGTTTCGCCAACAGACTACGTATCCGGACATATAACAAAACTGTATGCATATTACGATCACGACACAACAGTTGAAACTCCATTGCAGATCTTTACTTATAACATCAACTATAATGAAAAGACGATTACAATCACAGGTCTTACAAATAAAGGACGTTCTTTGGAGTATCTTGTAATCCCTGATTATTACTGGGTAAATGGTGAAAAGTTTGCAGTCACCGGGTTAAGTTGGACTTATGGGGGAACAAACAATCCAGCCTCCCCTAATACGGTACTCAAATATATGTATGTATCAGGAAAGACGGCAACGGTAACAATCGGAACTAGTATAGATGTGGAACGACCTGGAATTTATACATTATCGAACGGCGCTTTTGCTGGCTGTGTAAATTTGAAGTCCTGTTATTTCGGCGGCGAACTGTCTATCATTCCTGATGGTTGTTTCGAGAATTGCTTGTCATTAGAAAACGTATACATAGGAAACAAAGTAAGAAAGATACAAAAATATGCATTTTATAACTGTGTCGGATTAAGGAATTTGTTGATTCCTGATAATGTAACAGACCTTACAGAAGGAATGGTTGTACATAACAAATCCGCACTCGGAAACACAAATGACCCAACCAGAAACAGTGCACTTTCTAATGTATATGTATCACAAAATGCTGTAATCCGTGATGTCTCTGGAGAACAGAGAACTTATTCCTTGTGTCCTCATCAGGGATATAGTATCCATACCGTATTCTATAGTGGATGCTCGGAAGCTGTTATCAATTCGCATGCTGGCGGACATGCATGGTGGCGATATACGTTAAACAATGCATCTGAAACAAATACAGGATACATTGCTCCGTATGCGCAAATGAGCGCTGCTGAATTTTATGCAAGGTTTTTAAACACAGCGGCGTATAATGATATGCTTGCAGGATTTTCAAACAGACCAACAAACGCATACGAATACGAATACATTAACAGATAAGGAGAGATTCGGTTCAAACTTCGAAGTTTTAGCTTCGCTATTTAAACCTAACTCTCCAAAGCAAGCACACTCGGATCTTTAGATCCGCGAGTGCTTGATAACAGGAAGAAGAAGACTGACTGGAAACAGTTGGTCTTTCTTTGTTTCCTGGAGACGCATATTTAAGACAACGAAAAACAGATAAGGAGAATTTATTATGACAAGGAAAACACAAGAGATTATACCAACGTCAGAATTCATTAATTTGTACAAAGAATACGAAACAGTTTTACGAGATACTATGAATTCGAATCCGTATACATATGAGAGTACGCAGTCACAACAAGTAAGTAATAAGTTGCAGATCATCAGACTAAACCGAAACTATATTCAACACGAATCTGATCCAGATTTTGTAAAGATCAGCCGGGATCAGTATGAGTTTTTACAACAAGTCATCAATAACGTGAAATTAACACAAGGGACCGCGAAAGACGGTATGATTCCAATTCGGAAATACCCTCACTTGTTTGATGATATGCGAGCATCCGAAGCGGTGGAAGTGTTTGCGTGTACTGTAAAAGATCGAGTCCCAGTGCTTTGTCGGCAATCTGGTCGTTTTCTGGGAATGTGCTCGGCTATGCAGTTATTAAAATATATCAATAATACCAGTATGAGTACGAAATTAGTTCCTCAAAGATCGAGCAAATTGAAATTGAAACTGGAAGAAGCGCCGACGATCGAATCGGACTCTCTTGTTTATGACCTAGAACGTGACCAATTATATGTCGTAACAAAGAACGAGAAGGTAGTAGGAGTTTTACCAATGTAGTCTCCGCACATATTTAAAATGGAATCAATTACACAAAAAGAAAGGAGACACTCTTATGACATTGAAAGAAAGAATTGAGAACGAGAGAGAGGTGAACCGTCCAGTCGATGGTAAATTTACTAAGAAACCAAAAGACGCAAAGACGCTTCGCCAGTGGATGTGCGAAGGAATGTGTCCGAAGGATGGAACAACTCTTCGTATGTATCAGATGAGTCGCACACAGGGATACGGTTATTACATTACGGAGGATGTAAGACCAATGACGCCGGAAGAATTGGCGTCGTATAACAGCACTCCAGCAAAAGAGAAGCCGAAAAACAAGAAACAGGAAATGGACGTTGTTTCTACGCTTCGAAAGAAAAAAGAGTGCTATATTGTGACGCCGGAAGAATGGGCTACAAAAGAGATTGTTGTTTTTGATGTAGAAACAACAGGATTTTATAACACAGACGAGATATTGCAGATGTCTGCAGCTGACAACCATGGACATACATATGATCAGTATGTAAAGCCGTTAACACATTTTGCGTGGGACAAGGCGATGGCAGTCAATCACATCACACCTGAAATGGTAGACAATAGTCCGACTGTAGTTACATTAGCCCCGATCTGGCAGTCATTATTTGATCATGCTGACTACATTATCGGACACAATGTAAATTTCGATATCCGTATGATGAATAACATTGGCGTTGAGATCGATCCGGCAAAAGTGATTGATACATGTAAAATCCACAAAGTTCTGTTCCCGAATGCAGAGAACGACAAACTGGAAACAGCCGTCAGAAATCTTGCAAGCGAGAAGATCAAGGCTCAGTATGCAGATGGTGCACACAGTGCGATTGTCGACGTATTGGCAACCTTGGATGTTTACCATACATTTTGTAAAATGATATGGGAACAGCAGTAATAAACAGAAAAAGAGAACACTAGACTTCTGATGTCTAGTGTTCTCTCTATTTTTGAAACAATTTGACTTTTGATTGGAATCGAAATAGAATAATATTGAAGATAGAAAACAAGTGTAGAGACCATATTTATTACATAAACTAATATGGTTATTTATACAAGGAGATGAGTAATCCCTGGAAACAACAATACTAGGGATTGCTAACAGCTTTCTCTAGTTTTATATAGATACAACAAAATTAGAGAAAGGAGAAAGGATATGGTATCAGCTATGAGAACGAAAAAAGTAAAACCATGGTATGGAAAATGGTTATCAAGATCAAAAGCAAATAGACTTAACGATATGTTTGAATCCGCAGTTGTTCCTGACAGAACGGCTCTTAAGAAAGAAGCGGATGAATTCGAAGCCTATATGCTTGCCAAGAGAGATAAAATCATATCCAGTGGAGGTAAATGGTAGAATTGAATATACTCAGGACTGATCTTTACGAGGTAACCCATTTACAGAAAACCGATTTATCAATGTTAAGAACTTTTGAAACTAAACCGGAGGGAAAAGGTTTACAAATTTATTTACAAAAGTATGCTTACAAAGATGAAATGGATGGATGCGCAAGAACATATCTTGTTAAAGATGTGATATCTGGTGATCTCGTTGCTTATTTTACATTAAGAACTGGATTGATAACAATAAGTCGTGGTTTCTTAAAAGGATTCGATGCTCGTACGGGAATTGAACTTGCAAACTTTGCTATTAACGAAAGTTACAGAAATGCAAATGAAGTGATTCCAAGACTTGGAAGTTATATATTCGAACGATTCATAATCCCTATCGTAATGCAGATCAGAGAAGGTATTGGTGCTGAAATTTTATATATTTACGCACTGCCAAACGATAAACTAATGGCTCATTACGAAACAATGGGTTTTTCGAAAGCACCTAAAGCTATTGAAAAATGCGTCTATCGACACGTAAAACCTGTATATGATCAGGGTTGTAGATTTATGTTCCAAATCCTTGGTTAGCAATCGTAACAAAGAAAAAGACAACTGCTATTTGCATAGTGGCTGTCTTTTTCATTTTGTTTATAACTTCCTGATTAATTCAAGAATGGAATCCAAGTCATCAGAACGCACTGAGAAATCGCACAATGATTCATTCCTCAATTCCTGTTCCATCGATAGCAGCTGCATGGTTGCCTGTTCGTATGTAGCATCACCTTTTCTGAAATCTAACAGAACGTTCTTAATCATTTCTTCCCGGCTTTGTCTGCAGAAAATGATAACAGTCGGAAACTCACGTTTTAAAGCAATTGCTCCACTGATATCAACGATTACGACTACGGATGTTCCGGCGTCCAATTTCTTTTTAATCTCATCTGCATCCAAAGTATACCGACGCCCAGCATAGGTAGTATCTGTGATTGAATTCTCAGGTCTTTTTACATTAGGTTTGTCAAGCTCAACAGAGTACACAAACTCTCTGTTCTTGTGAATGATTACTCCGTTTTTGGAATCATCAACCTGATCAGCAATAAGATCTTCCGCTAAAAGATGTTTGCCAGCTCCAGATGGCCCGACAACTGCATATACGCATGGTTCTTCGATTTCCTTTGTGTCTGTCATCTGATGCATGATCTGGTTAACAAGAATCAGAAATTCATCAATAGTATTAACAGAAAGGACACCGGAAAGATTACGGTTCCATGGTCTGCGGATCAACACTGGATAAGTAGCAGACGCTTTCAAGATATTGTGTGGTGCATCATCTAAAAGAATATCCAATTTAATGAGATTCTTTGCAGCACCCATTAAAATGTGATCCTCTGGAAAGTCTGGGAACTCTTTTGCAATCTGATCTGCACGGACACCCATGAACTGTGGACTGACAGCAGTTACGATATAAACATCTGCGATCTCCATCAATTTTGAGACAAACTGTTTTGAAATCTCTGGCACTTTCTGCATCTGATAAGTCCGGATATCAGAATAGTAAGGGAATACCATTTTGGTTGCCGGTGATTTGTTCCCCCATTCTGTAATATCATCTAACGTAAACTCAGTTCCGTTTTCCATGTTACAAAGGGTAATTGCATTTGTTACGAATGGACATAAGGTATCGTCCCAGTCCAAACCTACTTTCAATAATTTCTTCATTTTAAATCCTCCTTGTTCTCCTTGTATTGTGTTTTATTTTGATACCATAAATATGTGCGGAGGAAGAAGGATGGAAAATGAACAGTTCCAGAGTGGTAATCGAGGTTTATTATGCAGCTTTCGGAGCCAATACAACTATATTCTTAGTTTCGTATCGTGAGAACTTGTTTCGAGCGAACTGTACACCGTAA